GTAACGCTTCACTTGCTATTGAGGGTAAAACTGAGTACAGCATGGACTGTGAGATTATTGTAGATGACCCAGTATTCTATCATAAGATGCGAAGGGCAGTAGACCACCCATCAAGTTCTGATAATATGATTCGCTTATCCTTTACAAAACCGGGGTCTGCTACTCCTCGTGAGCAGATTGACATTATAGTGGATGACTTCTACATCACAGAAGCACCACTACCAATTCCTGAAGATAAAGGCGTAATCAAAGCACCTTTGAAGATTTTACCAAAGGCTTTGCGTGTAGTTTCAAGAGACACGATACTACATTCTTGAGGTGATTTAACATGGTGACACCAGCACAACGAGCAAAAAAATACGGAGAACTATCTTACGAAGAGTATGCTCTTTGGTATGCTTCTGAGATAGGAGTGACTGAAGGAGATATTGCTGCTGCTGGCAAAATGCGCTCAGTAGAACTCATTGAAGATGCAGTTACTGCACTTTTACCTACAGTAGATGAGCAAGATGTTGCTGAAGAGCCAACAGAAGAAGTATATGAAGCAACATCAGAATTGGCTACACCTGAAGAGATTGGTGATAGCGAAGATTTTCCAACAGACCTGACCTATGATGCTATGACCGTCAAGGAACTTCAGGCACTATGCAGAGACCGTGGGCTACCTGTCTACGGCACAAAAGCCGAAATCGCTCTACGCTTGAAGCGTGACGATGAAGGCATATCCGAGTCCACGACTGGGACTGAAGCCCCCGCTGAAGCGGCTGCTGAAGTTGAGTCGGACACCCCCGCTGAAGCGGCTGTGACCAATGGTGAGACAAATGACGAAAACAGTAGTAGCAAACAAGAATCTTTTGATGAGACGGCATGATGAACAGAAACACGAAATTAGCGTAGACCCCGATAATCCTGATATTATCATGGAGGTTTGGGTGCGTGATGTTTCTTTCTTCGACATTCAAAAGGCTGCACAAGAAATGTTTAACATCAGTAAAGATGGTCAAATGTCTTTGAACCTTGAAGGGTATTACAAATACGCTTTTTCAAACTGGGTAGTGAGAACTAACCCAGCCATGTCGAATGATGACTTATTGAAACTCAAGGGTCACATTGGTGAACAAATATCTGCACTCCTACCAAGTCCTAACGAACTGGGTGAAATGATGGCAGGGGGGTTTACCAAAGGCGGGAAGAAGTGATTCGGGATTTCCTGAGTCGCAAAGTCATAGCGACACCTGCCGATTTAGAACTCTCTCTTGAGATGAAAGCATACATTGTAGCAAAGCATTATACAATTTCAATAAAAGAGGTACATGAGATGACTCCACAGCAATTCTATCAATCCTACACTTGGGCGACAATTGCTCGTGAAGAAGAGGAGAAAGCAAACAAAAGAGCATCGCAGTCAGCGAAAAATGGTAGCCGAGAAACAGTGTCTCTTGACTATGATTTTCTAAATAGGGAGGACTTCTGATGGTAGCACTGGCTGGCTTAACGGTAGCCCTTAGTGGGTTATCGGCTGGTGCTGGCGCAGTGTCGGGTATTTTTGGTGCTCTTGGTGGTATATTTGGTAGCGCAATTTCAGCAATAACTGGTGCTTTTGCTAGTGCTGTTACATTCATAAAAGAGAAGTTTCAAGTTGTCAAAGATTGGTTTAATGAAAATATCATGCCGATTTTCCAAGCACTTTGGGAGTTTTCTGAGCCTATTATAATGACAATAGGGCAGTTCATAATGGACACGCTTGGCCTTGCGTTTGATGCATTAAAGGTAGCATGGGATATTCTTATGGTAGGGATGGACTTAATGTGGCAAGAAGTAATAGTACCGTTATGGAACCTAGTTGGCCCGGTTATCGAAGGAGGTCTTACTGTAATAGGTTTCTTATGGGATGGTCTTGTTAAAGCGATGAAATTATTATGGGATAATTTGATTGTGCCTCTTTGGAACTTAGTGGGTATTCCTATTACAATTGGTTTAACTGCAATTGGTGTACTTTGGGATGTGATTATGGCTGGTATGGCCTTTGCTTGGGATAATATTGTAGTTCCTTTGTGGAATCTAGTCGGCCCACCAATTATGGATGGTATGAATGCCATTGGTACGGGGTGGGATTTACTCATAGGTGGTATGAAAAAGATTTGGGATTCTACAATCGCACCACTTTGGAATCTAGTCGGCCCACCAATTATGGATGGTATTCAGGCTATCGAAATAATATGGAATGTATTTACAAGCAGTATGAAAAGAGTTTGGGATAACACTCTTGGTGCTCTATGGGAGGCAGCGGGGCCGGGTATAGTAGAGGGTATGCAAAATCTCAAAGTTGTTTGGGATGCTGTAGTCGATGCTATGTCTTGGGCTTGGGATAATATCTTATCACCTGTATTCGATGCTTTTGAATATATACTCGATGCATTATGGGGCGTATTAGAGCCAATAGTTGATGCTATCATGGACTTGATAGACACTGGTGGAGAACTTGTCGGTGCTGGTTTAGACCTACTTGGTTTCAAAGAAGGTGGTATAGCGACTGGCCCTGAGACGGGCTATCCTGTTATGTTACACGGCACTGAGGCTGTAGTTCCGCTATCAGGTAACCGTTCTATCCCTGTTGAAATTAACGGTGGCAGAGGAATGGGCGGAGGCGGTAATACCTACAATATTACAATCAATCCATCAGGCATGACAGACAGAACTGACAAGCGTGAGTTCGCAAGAAAGATGAGCAACGCCATCCAGCAAGAGATTGCTCGTGCAAGCGGTGGTTCAACAATGAGGTCGGGTAGATGAGTGACGGATATGGCACACCTATTCGCCTCCACTTTGACGGTGGAGCATTAAGTGACTTGTTTGGTGATTTTCTCGGAGCAGATGTATTCCCACCAATGGAACTCCAAGCACTCTCTATTGCCCTTAGCGTAGAGCGTAAAGTTGGTGGTATGCCTATACCGTTATTTGGAGGAAAGAGGATAGGTATTGATTTGAATATGGTTAATTCTACAATTGTCATTGAGGGTATTTTCACAGATGATGATGTAAATAGACGCTCATCACCTGCTACCGCTGCTACCAGTGTAATTGATTTCGCAGTCAATCAAGCAGATAATCAAACCGTAGGGCAGTTTACACAAGTAGCAAACTCAATCTTTTTCAACAATTTAGAAAAACTAGAGTTAAAGGAAAAACAATCTGCTGATAGTAGCGTCACTACAACAAAGACTATTCATTTTGTGCCTGATAACAGTAAGGACTTTTCAAACCCCGGTGTTTCAAATGTTGTGACAGACACTAATTCTCCATCCGGTACAAAAGTATACACTCATTCTTCATCAACAACACCAGCACATATCGCTGCTTCTGTCGTGACAGCATTAGGAGCAAGTCATCTAAACTCAACAATCACTGGCTCTGTATCAACATCTGAGTTTGCACCTGCCGCTGGTAGTTCAAAACTTACACTTACACAAGGCGTTACTGGTGCGATGTTAGTTAATGATAGCGTAAAATGGTTCGTAGATGCTGACAACTATGCTCCATATCACCGACCATTTAGTGGAGGTTCAAGCGCAACTGATTTGAACAATAAATCGGCTGGAGATAAAGTGCAAGACTTGTATGGTATCTTACACAATACAGATAGAGGCACTGCTGCTTTACTCGCTGGTATAGCCATTGGTGTAGCAACTGGCGGTGTAGGTTTAGCAGCAGTAGGTGCTGGAGTAGCAGGTGGAGCAATAGCAGGTGGAGCAGGTTTCTTCAACGGAGATTACCCTATCGGTTTACAAATACCTTACAACTCTATGATTACTGCTGAAGGTGGTAAAAAATATAGCGTGCGTAATTTTATGATTCGCACTGGTCTTTTCAAAGGTACGAGTCAAAAAATCTCTGATGGAAATGAACAACCAGCAAATGTAGAGTTTAGCACTCTTGATGATTCTACTGGTATTCAAGGCACAATACAGAAGTTTGATGTTGGGTATAATGCTGGTGAGCAACATTATACATTCCAAATGGTCTTTGCTCCGATTGACATGATTATTTGAGGTGATAAAATGCCAATTATGCTTCAATCTAATCATGCTTTATTTTTTGACGGAGTAAGCGATAGCGTAATTATCCCTCAAGGTAATTTTAGCAAGTTAGGACAAGATTACGATAAAGAGACAGCCATCACTAGAAGAAGTTCTGAGGAAATTGTATCTCATTCATCAGGGCGAGGTATGATTGCTGATGTATTAGGTGGTGGTCTTGCTATCGAGGCATGGGTTGTACCTGACTGCGGTGGTGTTATTCTGATGAAAGACGGTCAGTTTAGACTAAGCATGGGTACTGTCGATACACCCGGCCCAGTTGAGTTTGAGGCTAATTTTCAATCTGTTTCTATAGGTGATTTCAAAGTTTTACTTCGTAGTGCTCAACCTGAGACAAACGGTTACGATGGTCAGGTTTACCCAGTCACAACATTTGATGGTTTAGATGATTCATACAATCGTTTTGATAGTGGTAAAGATAAAGCAACATCGTTAAGCAAAAATCAAAGACCGTTATACCATGTTGTTGCGTGTATCAACGGTGGTAAGGCTGAAATCTATGTAAACGGAGACCTAGTTGCTCAGCAAATTATTCCTAACGACAGCACTCTAAAAGAAAAGAACTCTCATGTTTACATTGGAGGAAAGGGTGGTGAGTTTAGAGGTGTAATTGAGGGTATTCATGTCTCTTCTTCATTTAATAATGAAATGATAACTCGTAACCCTGCTATGGTGAGTGATAAAACCATATCGTTATTTAGATTTGAAGAGCCTATCTCACCGCTAGATACTGTTTACACTATCAGCAGTATAGATTCTACATACAGTGATTCGGGGGGTGGAACTCCGTTTACTGAAAATGACCTTACTGCTATCACCATACCCACTGCTGATGCTCAGTCTTTGGCTAATGCTTTGACTGGTAAAACAATTACAGACACCTATGTTGATTTCACAATTTCTCCATACTCAACTGGTGACTATTCTGTTATCGACAGATACAGCACTCCCGGTACGACTACTAATCATCTTGTGCCTCATGTTCCTTACAATCTTCTCATTAATCCCGGCTCGATAAATCAAAACTCAAAGAAGCCAAACGGTAAACCACCTGAGCGTGTACGACTGCATCGTATCAATATCTCATCAGGTGAATTATTAGTATCAAGCATTCACTTAGATTTCAAAAATACAACAAATACCAATGGATTGCGACCTATTCTTCACTCTACTCACACTTCTGCTAATGGAGCAAACTCGTTTGTTGTTATTTCAGCAGATTGTTTAATTGAAAATGGTACAGGTCGCCCATATCAACCACCGCATCTTGCTACTCAGTTGATTGATAGAGCAGGTCAAATGTTGATTGATGAAGGTGAGTATGAGCAACACGCTATGGTATATTCAAGCCGTATGTCTACAACCGCTGTTGATACTGATAATCCATTTGCTGTAGAATGGCCTACAGATTTAGACGAAAGTTTTCAGATAGGTCACTCAGGTCGCCATATTCTAAATCATATTGAAGGACATTCATATCTTAGAATGATGCCTCGTGCTAACGAGGAAAACCTAGACCAACAGGCTGGTAATTCAGACATTCTTACGCTGATGTACGATGCTGCTACAAAAGGCATTGACAAAATGTTCCCTATTAATTCTCAAGTTGATTATTACAAAGACACAGCATCGTTTGAAATCAAGACAGTTGTGAACTCAAGTACGCCACACGAAGTAGTATCAAATGGTCTTGCAGGGGCTAATAGAACTTTGATAGCAATTGGTGGTTCTAAGACTGGTGCTCGTAACTTTAACCCACTACCGTTTGTTTTGAAAGGGCCAGTTCCGTCAGACTTAGATAATGTTGATAGTAATGTTCGTAAGTTCCATCTACACCCTTCAAGAAATAGCCGTGTTGCTCTATTACATGTACCCACTCTTGCTTCTCGTGGCTTAGCACCATATGTAGAAGTACACTACAACGCAATTGATTTTACAGGCGCATCAATGAATAAAACCGCACCAATGTTAATGGTCGAAAAAACTGTACCTGCTTCAAATTATGAAGTAGCAAGTGGGGTATATGTTTACGATGACATAGCCACAGATGTTGCTGCTGGGACTGCCACACTTTACTCTCCCGGTGGCTACATTGATGTTGGTAAATCAAAAGAAGGAAACTTAGGCTCTATTAATTTCTCTCATTCTCTAGTTGGGGATAATAGCGAAGGATTTGAGGCTGATGTTGAATTAGACGAGAGACTTACACCTGCTAATTTTACAGCAACAACCACTAATGGTAATACTACTCCTCAAAGTCTTACTGCGTCTCATACAACAAAGGCTCAGCACGACTCTGTTTTCCATCGCATACTTATTGAAAGAGTGCAAAACGCTAACGCTTTAGAAATTACATCTGAGTTTAATCGTATGACTCCTCATACTGTTCACGATAGCCCAAGTGCTGGTCAATTTGATATTGGTGTAACTTCTTCTGCCTCTGCTATACATGAAATGTTTGACATTATTGACAATGTAGAAATCACAACTCTAGTTGGAGTTACACATCGCTTCTTTATTCAGCCATCTGATAGAACTAGAACTAATCAATTACAGTACATTTACTCAACAGGAGATAGACCTGACTCTAGTAACATAGCCGTTGTAATGTTCCTTATGGGTCGCTCAAAATTGCGTGGTGTTGAGCAAGTAGAAAGTGATGAAGGGCGTTTTACAGTGGTAAACTGCGTAGGTCTTTCTGATGTAGCAGCGACTCGTAGTATCAATGAGTTAGGCTCAGGTAGCCCTGACTCTCATGTTGTCAAGGAGATAGACCCTAATGCACCAGTTGTGAGTGTAACACTAGGAGGAGTGGGTCAAGGGGCGTATGATACAAAGCCATCGTTTGACAGAAGCACATTAGCACATTTGCCTTACAGTAGCAGAAGAGGCTTCTCTTGTCTTGCTACTAAAGTAAGAGTTGATTTGAGTTCAAGTAACGAAACTCAATTCATAGAAGTGTCTCCTCTAAACAATGAGTCGCCTGATTTAGCAAGTTGGGGTACATACCCATTCCCTAAAGTTGGGAGAATATATCTAAAAAACGGGGCAAGTGCGGAGTATCAGAGTAAGAATGGCTCTTGCTTTTTGTTTACGGATTCTACTGCCGCTACCCGAAGATTCCTACTACCAAATGGTAACGCAGTTGCTACATTCCAAGACTGGGTAGTTGGTAGTGGATTGCGTAAAGATGCTGGAACTTTAACGGGTACTCAATCTCAAGATTTCCCGCTTGGTGAAATTATTATGGGAGACGGGCATTTCTTTGTCGAAAACTTGCAGTCAGATGGTACAACTGTTAATGACAGAATGTTCCAATCTATGGATAATATATCGCATGACTATCAACTTGGAACTCAATTCGCTTCTACTCGTGCGCTAGTAGAGATTCCTTTGTTTAGAGGGCAATTCTTCGTAGATAGATTCCGTAACAGTTATCCAAGCCCTGACAACTCTTTGAAACTACATATTGACCCTACTATGACAGCGCATACATGGAATCCGTCTCCAGTTGGTCGTAGATACCAAGATATGCCTCCTTCTGATAGAAGTGCATACGGAGCATTCGCAAAGAGTATACTTAGTGATGAGAGAAATAATCAGTCTAACATTACTAATTTTGAAATACTTACTTCCACTTATCGAATCTATGTAACTAATCCTAAAATATACCCAGCAGGTGATTTATCATCTAATAAATATTTCAATGTAGATGATGTACTAATCCATCGTAGAGTATTTTTACCATCGGGCGCATGGGCTATCTATACTAATGACCCAGCGGCAGATGGCTACATAGAAATCTTAAACGAAGATTCATATGTATCTGAAACATTTGTAGGCGAAATAGCAATAGGATTACCATTACTAATGGGTAATGCTTACGATTCCGAAGTGTTAGTACCACTGAAAGGAGATTCTCTTAACGCTGCTGCTGACTTTGAAAATAGAAGCGAATACTACTACGATGCTGCTAGTGTAAAGACACAAGGCGGTAATATTGACTATGGTTTACGCCAGTATGTAAGCGCAGTAGAGTTCAAAGCAGGGCCACTGTCAAATCCTCACGCAGCAAAGATTCAATCTAAGCGTGCAGCGGGAACCATTCTGAGTGTAGAGCCTATTATGAACGGGTCTGTTTACACTGGGTTTGCTCATCTTATTATGAGTCAAGAAGATGTAGATAAGTTCCCGAATATTGAAAGGCAACCCAATGCCATAAACGCTGATTATGAATGGGAAATGGGTCAAGCGCACTATAGTTTAGAAATTGGTGCTAATACATTTGTTTACTTTGGAGAAGGTAACAAAAACAAAAGTACGCTGGTTGCCAGTGGTACAACTCCTACTGATTCTCTTGATACACTTTCAAGCATTATAGTAATGACAAAAGAAAACAACTCAATTCCGTCTTATCTTGACAACGACACTCTGAAAGGAGAAGTTGCCACGCTTACTAAATATGGATATGATGTTTTCTTTTCAAGTGACAAGTACAACACATTATTGGATAATACAGTAAATATGTCACACACTGGTAGACCAGTTCATTATTCAGCACCTTGGCAAATTATTTCCTTGGGTGGTTCGGATGATGAACTGGCTCTAACTATAGATAAAAGCGAAATACTTCAATCAAACACTTATCACCTAAATGTTCAACATGAGGACTGGCTTTATGCCGAGCATCATAAGGATGGAGAAGTAGTCAAAGTCACACTACTAGGACAAGTTGATTACATAGATGAAAGTATAATTCAAAGTAATCCAGTTACTCTCCCACAGGCTGCTGGAATAGTTCATCTCAAATCAGCAGTGCCTACTGCTAACAAAACCAGTCTAAACGCTATGATAGCAGCAGCGGCTCTTTCTGCTACAGAGTTTGTCTATCTTAGAACTGGCTGTCATTCAATGATGGTGAATGATGAAGAGGCTTGTCTAAACAGAACTTGGTTATTCCCTTATGCTCAAGGTGGTCTGCGTAGAGGAGATACAATATGGATGAATATGACTTACAATAATCCCCATGCTGTTCAAGGAATGTTTGCTAAGAGTCGGGGTGTGTTAAATGAAGCACTTGTTTGGAAAGGTTTCAACGGTGGTTTAGGTTTGATGGCTGATGAGCCTCGTGATTCTATACCACTTGAAAACTTCCTGATTGGAGATAGTTGTATTGATACTGCTCGTAATTTTGTTCAGCATGTGAATAAAACAATTGAGTTAAATTACACTAACCTTGGTATTAGTAACCCGCCAACAGTTGCTTACCTCGACCCATACTTAGCAACAGAAGGACACGCTCGTGTGTTACTATACGATGTAGCGCATGACCGTGAGTTCATAGCATTCCAAGACATACATATGCAAGTTCAAACATCCCCAAAGGCTGCTGAAATTGGTTTTGAAAGATTATCTACCTCTCAAAATGTAGCCGATGGGACTGACGAAGTTGATTTGAGTTATTATTCTATTAAGTACAATGGTGGCGGTCAAAATCCATTTATCACTCAAATAGATGTTGCTAATGGTTATCCTTCTCAAAATAAATACATCAGAGCGTATCAGCATTCTAATTTTATGGAAAGTGCTTATGCTCATAATATTGCTAACAATATAGCAAGTGAAATGCTAGAGCCAGTAAAGGGTATTGTTTCAAGAATAGAATCAGTGCGGGGGCAAACACCACTCAACATGCAAAATGGTACTGGTTACCCAGTAGGTACAACTACCAATGTGGCTACAACCGCTATAAACTCTTTAGGCACTGGATTAACTGTAGATATTACTACAACATTTGGTCAAATTACTACTATTACTGTTAATAATCCCGGTAGCGGATATGCTAATTCAAGAAGTGGTGGTAGCGGCTTTGAGTCAAAAATAAGAGTTACTGGTGGGGATAACAATGCTGTTTTCAAAGTATTTACGCACACAGGTGCATCTATGACTAACACATTAACTACCATGACTCAGAGTATGATTTATGGTAAAGCCCACGGTCATTTCGTACATACAGGTTTCCACACTGGTGGGCCACTAGCAAAAGAGCGCACTCTTGGAGATAGTATTACATCAAGAACAAACAATGCAACAGTTACAATATACCACGCAAATAAAGAGCATAAAAAGACAAGAAAATTATTTTCATCAAATGATATTCTAGTTAAGGCTTTAATGCAACATCGAATAAAGAAAGGTAAAACATTGACTTTGAAGGCAGGTGGGTCTACTTACAACAATGGTACTTTCCGTAATGTAAGAACAACAACCGATGGTAAAGGAAAAGGAATGACTGTTGATGTTACAATATCAAGTGGTGCAGTGGCTACAGCCACAGTAAGAAGGCATGGTAACAGTCTATACAAAGATGGAGATACAATCTTTATTGCTGATAGAAGGGTCAATGATTTACCATCAGCGTCACCACCTTTTGTGGCTGGTGATGGCAAAGGTAGTTTTACACTAAACATTAACAATACTAACGATGAAACATCTACTCTCTTCGATACACCGGATGGAACTCGTGTAATCCCAGCATTCCTTGCGTTAAAGGGTATTAGGTCTGAGGCTCTTGATTTATCTAACATGAATGAAACAAGATTACAACACTTGCCTCAGTGGACTCAAATGGATTTCACAAGAAGAATGACTATCGACTTAGGAGAAGTTGCTGTTAAAGATGGTATTACTAATGTCGAAGCAGCGGCAACTGAAGTAGTTCGTATGATTAATCAGGCTGCTGCTAAGAAAGGTCGCACTCACAGCGATAATAACAACAAACAATATCCCGTAAAAGTTGCTGGTGAGGCTGATTTTGCTACAACTGGTTCTACTCACGACCCTGCTGTATGGTGGGATGAGGATAAAGCGTTTGAGTCTCACGACAAAGGAACTCATATGGGTTACATTCGTGCTCACCTTGGTAGGGTTGTGAAGAATATAGATGGTAGCGAAGAAGGGTTTTCAATAATTATCCACAGCACTGTACCGGGTGCTACTGGTCGTAATTTCTGTGTATGGCTCGACAATAGTAAGGGGCAAGTACCTTACAGACCTGAGTTTATGATAGGTCACGGAGGTAGATTCAGAACATTTTGGTGTATGCCTGATGAAATAAGTGGAGAAAATATGCACCCAGCACCGATGCCGCTAAATAAACACGGTAGACCTTTTGCTCCTATTACTTCTCTACGACAGTACACACAACCCGATGAATCAATGCAAGCAGTAGTACCAAAAGGGGAGTTTTCTAATAATCACGATGAAACTACCGCACCAAGATTGCGTGCCGTATCAGCGCATAGTGGTAGCGGTCAAAACCATAATACACTTAATACTGAATCTCTTGAAGTAGAAGGATTCAACACATCATTTACTGAAGGATTAAGAGTAGGTACTAATGCCGTAGCAAGAGTAAACTTTGGTGGTCTTGTAGCGGCTGGTATTCCGGGCTTTGCGCCTGATGCGGGTAAGTGGGGATTCGGTAGAAAAGGAGATAATAGATTTGCTAGTGATTATGGCTCACTATCAACAGTAAGTAACACAGACCCTCCTTCTACATACACAGGTCATGTACCTACATCTGATACATTCCCTGAAAATATAGGAGACACCAATCTCTATGGGCTACGCCTTCAAGACCACAGAGGAGTAAGTCACGGACTGCGTTACATTTACAAAAATATGGATGAGGAGTTTGCTTTAGACAACACAATTTTACCAAAAACTTTGGATAACGAAATTGCCATCTATTTCAATCATAAAGACTGCTCTCAGGGCGGTTTTACAATTGGAAAACATATGCATGGTATAAGTGACCCAACTGGTAGATTCCCTGCTATACCTGATAATGCTAATTTAGCAACTTGGAGAGGTAACTACTGGAGAGGAGCACCTGCTCCAAACGCTTCTTACAACACAAATGTAGTTTACAGTGCAGCAAATCAAACAATCACTGTCACTCTCTATGCTCCATATGACGCTTGTGACCATCACGATATTTTAGGCTATATGGGATTCCCTGCCGAAAATGGTGTCATACATTTATCTGACCCATTCAATCACATGGGTACGGCTAGTATAACCGCTGGTGGCTCAGGTTATACAGCAAATCAAACAGGTGCAGATGCTATAGGAGTAGGTGGTAGTGGTAGTGGAATGACTTTGAGTATTGATACAAATAGTAGTAATGCTGTCACAAGTGTTACTATTACATCCCTCGGTGAAGGTGGTTACATTAACGGAGATACAATCAGCGTAAGTGGTATAGGAGGCACTAACGCTCAGTTTACATTAACAGAATCCATCAATGGTAACTGGGGTAATATGTACTCCTATACTCATCGAACAAGGAATGATAAAACAGGCACTCATGTTTTCCACGGTGTTGTTGGTGATACATATGTTTCAAGACATAAACATCACTCTTCGTCTACTACCAGTGCTCCGGTCTTTGAGGCTGGTGATTATGTTGTAGGTGAAACAACCGAATCTACATCAGCACTTATCACACCAGTTGCTAATTGGACTACACTGATAACAGATGAATTAATGGCTGCTGTGACTGCTTTTGCTATCAACTTAGATAATCCTAACAAACAAGGAGGACACTTTTTTGATTGCACAGAAATGTACGCTGCTGACGGTAGAACATTTGCTGAGTGGGGTATTACTGAAGAGTCAATTAAAATTAAGGCTTACAATACAAAAAATGACATAGAACCCATATCTAACTTCTTTACAGCAAGTTTATCCCAAGATACAGGTATTAGAGCCAGTCATATTGAATATGGTGAAGTTGAGAGTTTGAAACTTGACGATGAAGGCGTATCTATAGGAGGTACTGGAGATAGACCAGTAACTAATGATTTGATAGATAATGGGCGTAGCGTAAACTGTGGGTATATACCATCGACTGTTTTACAAATCACAACAAGCGGTAGAGGTCATAACGCTAATACACCCACTCCAAACATAGTAGACTCACAAAACAATCCAATTGATACTAACACATGGCGTAAAAACTTGATAGGAGAGAACTTTATTGAATCTAGTGGTGACTTAATTCTACCAAATATTGACAACCCAACATTAAAAATGAGTGCTATAGGACACTCAGGTGGGGCTTTACTCCTTCATAGTGACAATGCTATGTGGCATTTTGCTAAACCATCGGGCGAAGAATCTAATGTAAATCATGTTTTCAATGGTTCATCAAATGACTTAACAAGAGTAGACTCTTTTGGTACTCAAACTCCAATAAGTTACGGCAAACACACAGCAGTTGCTGAAAGTCTAGGAACATCATTAGCCGCTGCTGAAAGTACATTCAAGGCAATTAGTGATGCAAACTTGAGAAGTGAAGATTGGCCTTCATCAAACCCAAGTGGTACTATTGTTATACAGAAATACAATGACACTAGAAGAGCATTTTTGTTTGCTGGTAAACGCTCTCTTGGTAGCGTACATTCTCTACCAATTATTCATTTTACAGGTGCTCGTGATAGCCCTGATAACTATGTTCCTCTGTTCTTTGGTGGTGGGTTTAGTGGGGCTACTATTGACATAAATGATGGTACTCAAAATGACTATTCAAAGCACAATACACATCCGTATGCAAATGGGCCGACTGGTTCATCAGGCATTCAAAATGCCAATGAGATTCTTTCATCTTTCTCTACAATTGATTGTAACGCTATCATGGCATTTTTCCCAGCAACTGCGTTGTTAAAGCAACATCGTGGTAGTATTAATCCGCCAGTTTACAACAAAGATAGTATTCTTTCTCAAGACCTAAAACGAGGCTCGCACACTCCCAGTAACATTCACCCCAATGCTGCTCCATATACTGCTGGAGTACACATGCAAGTTCCTTCTCCTATGGTATTACGCTTTGCTCACCCAACTGCGAGGTATCAAGACCATAGAGATGGAACAGAAAATAAAACAACCTTCATCATATTTGGGCCGGGTCAGGCATTCCCATTAACACAAGAGTCTGCGAGTCCAAATAATAATTTTGAGCCACATCCCGGCCATGCTATTAGCACTGGTAATGGCTGGTCAAGAGTACCGAATATGTCAAGCGGGGCTGGTGGTCGTGCCTTTTTACCAAATCACATTCATAATTCAAATGGCGATTATATGCCTGAGCGTGCTGCTACTCAGTTAAGCAAACGCAGATTCCATTATCGTCAAGTGCTTAATTGGGAATCACCCCTTGGTATTGCCGATACTGTACTTTTGAGAGAGCGACCTGAAAGTGGTAGAAACTATGGTAATTCATTTACCGCTGCTGCGTTTAAGCATTACAACAGTTTTGCCAACTTTACTGATAATGCTGCACTGGCATATTCTGTGGCTCAACCAAGTAGACACGCTATGTTTTACGGTCATGGTATGATAAAGAACGCTGATTTGTGTTGGCATATGGATAATGGTAACCATCCGGGTGGCTCATGGATGGATAATCAAATTACCATGAATCCACCAAGAGAAGCAGATGATGCTAGAGTTCCAGCCCAAAGCACTACAACTCAAATTAACAAAACTGCATTTAGAGTCGCTGGAACACTGGCTACAAAAATGTTGTATTCTAATGGCAATTCAGGCTCTCCAGCGTTTGCAGCAGAAACGCTAGATGCTGATGATGTAGACCATGATTACATTGTAGTCGATGCTACTCGTTGTCAAAATGGCGAAGAGTTAGCGTGTGTACTAGGTGCAGCAATTAATACATTCCCCGGTAAAGGTGCTCTCAAAGCAATAGGTGGTACATTTATGCCATCTATGGGTAACTCTACTAAACAAGACCGTTATGGTTGGATTGAGGCTGAGTCTACTACTATACCATCAAGTGTTTATGGTGGAGGAGGAGGTGGTGTAACCCCGCACGCTAGTGTTGCGGCATTAGGTTATTCAAACAATGTAATTTCAAATGAGCCTATGACTAGAAGTGTTTTGACTACATCTACATTTACTGGAAATATTATTAGCGGTGACCCAGTAATCACAGTTACTGGTACATTCCCTCCGAATATGCAAGCAGGGCAAACTGTAACTGGTACTGGGCTACAAGCCAACACCGTTGTTGTTAGTTTTACTTCCAGTACCATTACTGTATCTCCTAACCCTAATGCAACAAACAGCGGTGTAACCATCACGCATACACATAACACATTGGGTAATACAGCATCACTAGCATCGAATCTCAAAGCAGGTGACTGTTTCATTGATTTACAAATAGTTGGTGCTACTAATGCTAATGACTCCTCTGTTCAATCTATTGTTAATCGTATACCTACTTCGGGTTGGTTGCGTACTGAAGCAAATACTGACTATGGCGGTGTTGTATCGTCTAGCGTAAAAACGGCAGCATGGGCTTGTTATCACAGTCGTGCTACCTACAGAGATGGTAGCACTTTATTCTGTAGATTCTTTTTATCTAACAATAAAATTACAGGTTTGAAGGCGTTTGAAGATGGCGAGGCTTGGCGTATTTATGCTAACACCACTACTCCGTTTAATAGTCAAAATGGTTCAAATGTAGGAGGAGTAAGTCTACCCCACCCCGCCCCTACTAATGGTACAAAAGTATGGATATGGTCAAAAAGTTCAACTCTTGGTGTAGACAACTCTACTAACTTTGAAAGATACCTTCAGAAAGGAATAGGAGCAGTTCACTTTAGCGGTATTGTCGATGCAATAGATAGAACAAAACCAGTTGGTGCTGTTGGCTGGCATGGTGAAAGGTACTCTTATCTCAACACTTTACCAGTAGACGGTGGTTATTCTGCCGGTCTAGGTGCTTGGCACTCTATGCTTGGATTCTCACCATATGGTGGTGCGGCATCTTGTGCAAATATACTAGGACATTTACCACATACTACTCCTTTACCTAACTCGCCTGAAAGTATGCCTCCAACCGATGTACCGGGTCGCAGTCTTGACAATTTCCCAAGTGACGGTGATACAGAAGCAGACCAAGTAAGTTTCTCTGTAGATGACCCAGTTGCATTCGGCACATATGTTGTAGGCTGGGCTGACGGTGCTCAGTTTAACAACCCACCAGTGATGCGAACTATGCCTGAGTTACAGAAAGAGTTGGTTCACCCTCAAGGTACTTACGCTCGTGCGTTGTTAGTAGTAGCGCATGAGGGTGAACTTAGTTTAGTAGCAAGGAAAGATAGAGATTCATACACTGCTACTGGTGATTATCTTTTAGCCGGTGGTACTACTCAATGGGATGAGAGATTCCATAACGCTGACCGATTTATTGCTCCAGCAAACGCTGGGCCAAATGTTGAGGCTTTGATTGTCGATGGCACTGCACCGCCTACAATTGCTGATTATACAGCAACAAGTGCTTTAGATAACGCACCTTTCAATGCTCAGTTCTATCTACATGGTAGTATATCTGCTGATACTTCATTGTTAAACGCAGAGCCTTGCTTTGCTAAAACAGGCGATTTATTCTTTGATATTGACAAAAATGTAGGTATTATAAATCACGAAGAAGATATAGCGGAAAGAAATCTTGCTACTGATTTTATTACAGCAAATACAAATCCTTCTGCTAACATGACTCACAATATAGGTACTAATCAATCTGAAGTATTTTGGGCTGGTGATGTAAACGCTTACGATGTGCTAAAACGCTCCCCTCACAAAAACTTCAGCACAGAACATATTGTATGGAAACGAATGGATGGTGGTACAGTTACTATGCCAGCATCAAATGCTCGTGGTTTAGGAGCAGTACCGTGGGTTACTCGTGTTAAAAATGCAGCAGTAGGTGGTGCTGCTGGAACTGCTCATCAAATGGGGGAGAAGTTGTATGGTAATATTCGATTTTCTTTTGAGACAACAAACTCAGCCATGATGCCAGTTCTACAGGCACAAGAGATAGCACACCCTACATTAGCGAAGGAGCATCCTATTGCTCTTGGTGGTATACTTGAGATACCAAATGAAGAAATACAATTTGAAGATATTACCGTTGTTGATGATACAGGGCAGGTACACACACTAGAAGGCGGCTCTCCTTTGGGTATTGTTATCAGAGCGTATAAACCAGCATCGACTAGACTAGCAAGTGGTTTACAGCCAGTTCCAGCCAACAGTGGTATCGCTCCTAACTTTGAGATTCAGTTACCCGACCCTGAATCTATACCCGGAAATATCCTTGTCCGTAGTGGCTTTGACCCAATCCAAGCGTACCAAACTGAAACCGTTGGTGATGGTGGTATGATTCATCCTGATTTGGGTGCTTCTCACATTGGTCATTTGTTTGACAATGTAGTGAAGTCACCGAGAAAAGGGCCAACTATGAACGAAGTAGGATGGGAACACATATCGCAAGGAGAAAACTTCCCTGAGTCTACTCGTGATGGATGGGTAGAAGCAACACGCAATAACTCACTACGCAGTTCTTACGAACAGCAAGACAGAGCACTGTATTTCCACATCACTAAGATGGGTCACAGTCACACTGAAAAGTTCCCAGTAACTTACAATCACGCTGCTGGGGTAGTAAATCAAGATTTGACGGTCAGTAGTTTCGCCAGTCCTGTTCTAACTGCTAGTGCTACTATTACTCCCTCTATATTCGATGCCGGATTTGGAACAAAAGAAGTAGCGGATAATCGTAGATTCCTTCGTATCGCAAACCCAGCAGGTGAAAGCGTTGTTGCTTCATATACTGGTATTAGCGGTGCTACATTTACTGGTGTAGTAGGAGATATTGACTTCGACCAATTCCTTGTAGACAACCCACCTGCTACAACAACATTGACGATTACTCCTTCTTACTATATCCCAGCGGGTAGCACTCGTATATTCGCAGCAAGAAGATTGCGTGACCACGCAGAAGTAAGTGGTAACAGTCCTGACATGGCGCACACTCTATACTTTGATGGTGACTCTCAAACCACTGTTCATTCAAGATACAGCAAACCGCAACTAACTCCAATGCCTATTCCTCGCATGGGTCACCACTTCGTCAATGCTACTATGCCTATGATGCCGGGTCATTGGGCGCATCCTTCGTATGCAGGTTTGTATGACAGAGCAAACTCAGATAGACTTGCTGCTCTAGGTGACGAGGATTACATTTCATTGGCTGAGAACTTAGTTGAAGTAGATGGTACAACAAATAATCAAACATCAATTCCTACAGCAGTTAAAGAGAGAATATTCCCTCTTAACCCAGCATTAAGAGTAGGTTCACTTACTGCTAACCCATCGGGGCCAAGTGACATTCACGGTGGTGCATTTACCCTAATGTTTGAGACAAAAATCAAGTATGACGGTTACGGTATATTAGCATCGAAAGGCACTGCTGGAGACATAAATAAGGCTGGAGGACACTCTATTGTGCTTGAGGCTGGTGGTAATTATACACAAGCCAATCATTTCCCCGACCCTGCTGAAGTTGGAGCATATCAAATCGTCATCCAACCAAACTTGCGCTCACAACAAATTACAGGATTCCATCGTAACAATGCTGATTCTACAGGCTTACCGACTGCTGGTACAGAATTGTCGAGTCTTACAAGTCAGCAGGTTGCTCTTGTGATAGGAATAAAGTACGATGAAGAACGACACGCAACACTAACTAACTCTGCTAATATTGGTGGTGTGACACTAATATTGTCCGAGGCTACATTGGCTGATGTAAGAGGCTGTGAGATATTCTTGAATGAGGTCATACTAGACCACGACCCTGACCACGGTAGCCAGTTTACCAACATCCCTCCGATGCTGCTTTACAATCCACTTGGAGTTCAAGGTAGCGAAAGTCCTCACTTTACTCGTAGAGGTCACCCATACCACCCTACTACATCTGAAGTTTCTTTCAAAGACGCTACGCCCGGATTTACAACTAACATTCCGTGGTGGAGTATTATGCACCAAGGTACTCCATCTGACGCATCTGCTGTTGGTTTCAGGCATCTTGCCTTGTATCGTATTGACAATTACTATCAGTTCTGTCGTGCAAGTTATGGAGCAATAGGTGCTCAATTGACACTGGCTGGCTATCCTAGCATATACCCTGATATTTACTCAAAGATAATGGAGAATGTCAGTCTTACTCCTACTTGTAAAGTAGTAGGAAATCACAGTTCTTCTACTACTATACAAGTTGATGACTGTTCACTATTCCCTGAGATACCGTATTATGGTCAAAAATTACAGTATATTGACCCTGATACGGGAGAAACTGTATCGTTTACTTACACAAGAAGGCAGGGTACAACACACAGTTCGGGTACTATGAATGAGCCTGATATATTCCATCTACCTACAGGTGTCACATTAACAAGCGGTACTAAACTGACACTAAGCAAACCGTACTCTACAAAATCTGTTAATGATATTTTGAAAATAGATAGCGAAAGTGTAATGACAAAGAATCTAGGACAGTTACTAAGTGGTACAAGAGATACAAACAGTCTTTTCCTAACCGATGCGTACCTATGTGCTTGGAGTCCTAATTTGGGTCGCCCTCATACTTTCTATTCCGATGCAAGTAGAACATGGATTACAGACGGTGTAAATCACACAGCGGATAGAGCAGTAAACAATGCAGCATACAACAGTATGCCACAGCATTTTGAGACAATACACTATCAGGATGTTAATTACACCGCAAGTCATGGCCCATTCTCTCTACAAATGAAAACACCAAAACCCCCTCAGCCACTCGCTGGAACTGTTCATGCTATTACTACCACTACTGTTACAGTGATAACAATGACCGCAACTGTTAGCGGTGTATCTTCAAATGATGTGCTATTCGCAAAGGGTAGAGTTCTTGGTAGAGTAAACACTGTTAGCGGTGCTGACATTACGCTCTACACTAAGATATTTGAGAGCAGTAACTTGGTAACTGGAGATACCGTGTATGTAGGTGCTGATGGTTCAATTGATACCGCTGTGAATATAAACGCCATGACTGGTATTTCGTCTCAGGGTGGTGCAACTGCTATGCTCACTAACTTTTGGCCTTGCGGTAGCCGTGGTGGGCCATTAGTAAGTCGTTTAGATGGATATGCTATGTCAGCAGCAGCGTGGCATTTACCGCAAAGTTATGCACACAATAGTGGACTTCACTGGCAAGATGATGACGATGATGGCAGTTATGCAGTTGCTAACGGTGTAAGCACTACCACGGCAAGCGGTATTCGCACTTATCCATTTGGTTATCGCTTTGGATTAAGACAGGCTTGGAATAGACCTCAATGGGGTCATTATGGTATGCGTGCATTCCAAGAGCAAGCCACTCATTCAGGAGCAAGTAACTTTGCAGTAGGTTACAAAGCGGGGCCACTGGTAGAATATGAAGCCATAACAAGTAACGGATGGCTTTACGCTGGTGGAGATACAACGCAAAGCAATACTAACTTACCAACAACCTATGTTGGTATTATCGAGCGTAGCACTACAGCAGCGGGTATGTTAAATGCTGACAAGTACGAATGGCAAGTTCGCTACAGCGAAGGGCGAAGAATGACAAGAGGATTTGGTTGTGCTATTCGTACCATAAGAAATGGGAGCACTGTACTAAGAGATTGGTGGGGCGATTCAGCAGGTAAAGGCATGAGTACATACAGACAAGCGGCTGCGTATTATCTGATTGATTGGTGGGGTAATACTCGTGGTGAAGATGTACGAAGATTCCCAGTTCGTAGTTTCGGTATTAACCCATCTTGGGATGCTGGAGATGCATACGAATATGATAGAACCAATGGTCGTACACCATTTGAGCGAGTTTGGAATAACGGTAAGCCTATCTTTGACTTGAAGGGTATTGTAGATTTCACTAACGGTAATGTATTATCATCACCTACAGTTACTATTCCTAGATTCGGTGGTAGAAAGAACACTGGTAACAATAATACAGATACTACCTTAGTCGATGTATTTGCTCCTACAAATGCTATGCGAGTAGGAGATATGGGTAATGGTCGTGGTGTACGATTCCCAACTCAGTTTAACGAAGATAGATTGGTGGAACTCAGTGCTGTCTACGAAAACTCAGGTATAGTATTATCAGGCAACACAGCGGAACCTACATTTGGTGAAGGTCTGATTCGCCCAAGAAACGATGTACTGCAAGCAAGTGAGATTGTGAGAGGTATCAGTAACAGACTAGAGATAGACGAAGATGGTTTGTTAAAACCTGAAGCAACAGTGAGTGACAAGGTAGAGTCAATCAGTGGTACATCAGTACACAAAGATGCTATTTCTCGCTCTTCTCCAAGAATTGGTATAGACGGTGACACAATAGAATCTTTGACTGGTAGTAATAGCAACATGATAGCCATTAACTCAGAGGCACATAGCCTACACACTAACAGAGGCGTAGGGCAAAGAGTTGTATTACACGGTGGTATGCAATCAGGTTCTCAAACGCTTGGTGACTATGACTTAACATCACTATCGTTTGCTGCTCAGCCTCATGGTGGTGTGATGCGATTTAGCCACACTAGCAACTTTAAGCCGATGGGTGGAACTTACATCTTGGAGGCTCGCAGTTTCGCTAGTCCATTCGATGATACAGGATGGGGGCGCAGTGGTATGAGTGGTAATAAAACAAGCAATCCATACCAAACAACAAGTTCGATAGCAAACCCAGCAAACATGACTGATGATGCTGTGCAGTTTATGCTCAGACCTATTCGATTACTTGACAATCAACACATAGCAGTATTTAGACCAGCATTGGCTCTACACAGCAGCAGTAAACAACATGGTAGCACTGCATTTACTGCCACTGCTGGTGGTAAGTATGGGTTGTTTACCTACTCAACACCAAACGGTAGAGCGAGCAGTGGGTCATACATGCGTGCTACTAACCCTGACACATCAGCCCCGTACCAACCAGTGTACTTAGTTGAGTCTAGCAGTGACACTGTACCAGTGTCAAAAGGCCCGAAGTTGCCGGGTACGGAGGTTACTGGCTTTGATAAAACGACATTGAAGAGTAGCGTTACTAGACTTATCATAAGTGAAAATACCCTACAGCATTTCAAGAGTGATGCTCCTAGAAGAACAGGACAAGGTAAGGACTACACTGTTAAATCAAGGTTCAGTCAATCGCTGCATAGTAAAGGGCATAAAGAAGATGTATCATTCAACACATCAGACCACAGTGGTGATGCAGCGTGAAACCCTTTGAAACTTCTTGGATTTTATTGAAAAGAAACTTCTTTCAGCGAATTGGTGATAGGCTTCGTTATGGGCCAGTAAAGTATTATCATGGTACAACTGCTGATTCTGCTAAAAATATTGCGAGGGAAGGATTTCAACCAAATAAAAATGAAATAGGTATCAGGGGTCAAGGTACTTATGTTTCTCAAAACCCTGCTGTGGCGGGTAAGTTTGCTACATCTTTTGGGAGTAGACCAGTCGAACAACAAGGTATGATAGGGGTTAGGAGTAAAGTTCCTATGGATTCTTTTCAAGTAACTGAGGGTGATGCTAATTTTGCTAATCAGGGTATGTTTTCACAACCAATACCCCCTCAGTATTTGGTTAATCTAAAACCAAAACAGTATTCACAACAGAATGTACCAACTGATTATCAAGAGTTTGAATCTCCATATAGCGGATATAGGGCGGGAGACTGGTCACAACCAGTGCCTAATCCGTACTTGGGTGGTGATGCGTGATGGGTTTACTCAAGGACAAGCGAGCAACAGCAGATACAGATGCTGTAATGAAAGCGGTTCGTAAACCAAAGTTTGTGGATAATGCTCTACATCTTGGTGAATATACTCCACAGAAAAACTTGGAGAAGAAAGTTACAGTAAGACAGCGCAAGACTGCTAACTATGGTATCGCTACTCCACATACTTACACTTTGACTGAACTGCAAGATTCTATAATTCTGAAACATACAGGTACGCATGGTAGAAACTACGAAGGAGCAATTGTTTACTTAGATTCATCAATCACCAGTGACACTGACAAAAACAAACCAGTGCTGCTTTATGGTAAAAATGCTGAGCATGAGAGACTACGAACATCTTCAGTAATTTCCAGCGGTACTGGTACTACATTTGCTGTTAGAAACACCAAGGGTAAAACACTGGAGTCGCTTGGATTTGTAGGTAGACAAGCACACTTCGGACAGCCTATTGATGCTGGTTTAAGAACTACAGACTTGGCAGTACGCATTAGTAGAGATATTGCTGATTCTCTTACATCCGTGAACATAGCACTACCTATGAGTCCAAGTAATTCTGAGGTAGATAGAAGGCTTCACAGTAGTAGTTTCCTTGGTGTAGATTTCCACGGAATAACACTTGTAGATGCTATGCGATTTATTAGCCGACATGATGGTAGAGTTATCCACTTTGACAGGTTTGGCAACTTGCTTTATGTTCCATTCCAATTTGAAGAAAAGAGCAGATTCATAGACTCTAACGCTCGTGTCGGCCCTGCTATCAACAACCCAGTTGAGAACATATCAAATCGAGTTATTGTAGAAGGTGTGGCTACGGCTGTAAACGATACTGCTTACGCAGAGGTAAACAATTCAGAAAAGCAGTCAGGTCGAGCCGGAGAGGTACTAGAAGAGCCGCAAGTTGTCGGTGATTTTACTGTACGCAGTAACGAGCAAGCAAGAGAAGTAGGGCGTAACATACTCAAAGCCAACTCAGTCATGCTTGGTAATTTAACAAGTGCTGGTCATCCTAACTCTTGGGATTTAAGACCGGGTATGATTATTGAGTACGATGGTCAGAGAAAGATATTGGTAGAGGTTAGACACAAACTCGCTAGTAATACTGCTGACCTTGTGTTCTTGAGTGTAGAGAGTGGTGTAGAAGGTGTACTACAAGGATTGCTTGAAGGCACTAAAAATACAGGCGACCTAGAAGATTCAATCGAGCAGATTGTTGAGAAGAACATGGCTTTATTCGGTGACTTAGAAATCATATCAGTTGTTATCACAGAGGTAGTAGGTCATGGTGTATCGGGCGATGGTTTCATCATCGGTAGAGGTATGGGTCGAGGTGTCGTAGGTAGAAGTGGCGACAAAGAATCCGTTGGTGGCAGCAAGACTTTGAAGTTTGTAAATAGAGGTGAGTAGATGCCAGTATCAAATCATGTAAGACGATTGTTAATTGAGACTATTGCTGATAACATCAATGAGATGGTTATTGGTTTCGATGGTAACCCTGCGACAAAAAGTGATGGGGCAGCAGGTAGACCTGCTAAAGTTATCAATCCTACAGTACGAATAGTCAGCGATTCTTCTTTGCTAGTGGAGGGTTTCTTAGGGGCAAATCACACATTTAACGAGGACTTACGAGAAGTCTTTGTTCAATTCAGAGGTGCTCTAAATACGATACCAATAGCAAGGCATACGATAGCAGCGTTTAATAAAACAGCATCAAACGAGATACGAATACAGATTCTAATTGAGGTGAAGTAATGGGGCAGAATCCAATATCAGGACATACAGCAGGTGGAAATGACGGACTAAGAGATGGTGACCATATAATATCACCATCATTAACTAATATCTACGAAGGACTACACGGCAACGGTATATTAAATCCATATGATACAGCATATGGTAGCCCTACTGGTGACCGTATTACTCCCGCTAATCTACCGGGTGCAGTGAGTAGTGGTGCTGACCATCAAGTTACAATCAAGGCTTGTAGTGTGATTCTTGACGGAATACCTTACACCATAGACAATGGTTCGGGTGGAGATGTAACTCTTAATTTGACAACAACTTCAAGTGATAAATTAGCAGGTACAAGTCATACTGTTTTGACTGGTTCACCGGACAAAGAGTGTTTGTTTGCTATTATTGCTACCGCACATGGGGCAAAATGGGTACAAACTACAGCAGTCACTACTGCTGCTGGTGCTTATGCAGATTTAGATAGTACAATTGCTAACTCATATCTAAGAATGGATGGGGCTAGTACCCCTGCTCATAACAAACAGTCTTTGGTATTGGCTACCGTGAGGGCTTCGTATAACAGCGGTGCTGCTGCTGCTAATGACCTTTACTTAGACATTGATGAAATTAATGATAAGAGAGTATTCATTAGACCTTCTCCGTTCTATTTCTCCCCCGTAACCACAGGCGCACCTAATTCTACCGACCATTTGAATACACACACTGCTTTAGAGGATATTCACGGTAGTGGTCAAGAAGGTGATTTTGGCAACAATGGTGTTATGTGGATGTCTTACAATGAAGATGATGGACTACCAAACCTATACTTTAGTGCTAAAGATGGTTCTAACAGACACACGCATTTACTTGGCCCAAATCGTATTTTATCCTTAACAGCAAGTCGTAACTTTGAGTTCGATGATGCACAGGTATTTGCATTCAGTGGTAGTGGTGCTAAGAGTTTGACTCCAACAGGAACATTCCCTCCCGGTCATACAGTTATCGTAAGTAACACAGGGGCTGGTGTTGTTACCTTTGACCCTAGTGGGTTGAACATAGGACTGGCTAACACAGAGGCTGTTATGTTCGTATACAACGGCACTGCTTGGGTAAAGGTAATTCACAGTTCTACTGTTACTCACCTAGCAAGTGGTGCAACAGGTTTAGTTCAGTTGTCTGATGGTTCAGGTAGCCACACAAGTGATGCCAAGTTGTTTTGGACTACCGCTTCATCCACCCTTACCGTTAATGGTAAACTCACAGTTACTGGATTGATTGACCCTACTGGACTTGAACTTACACCAGTTGCTTCTAATCCGGGTAACACTGCTGCTAACACGCTTTGGTTAGATAGTGGTGCTTCAAATGCCTTGAAGCATGGAGCAAACACTGTTCTTAACTCAGCATCAAGTGTTGCCGACCTAAGCGATGTAACGGCAGCGGGTTCAGGTTCAATCATAACTTCAAGCGAGCGTACTAAACTCGCAGGTATAGAGACTGCTGCCGATGTTACTGATGCAACAAATGTCAATGCTGCTATTGCTGGTCACACTTACACGGCTGCAACCGTTGCTGCTAACGATAAGATATTGATACAAGACACAGATGACAGTAACAATATCAAGACAGTTACTGCTACTTCTATAGCAGCACTGGGCGGGTCTACTGCTAGTAACATAGCCGATGCTGATGCTGATACTAAGGTAGATGTAGAAACTTCATCTGATGCTGATACTATTTCCATGCACACAGCGGGAACTGAGAGAGTGCTTATTGATACTAATGTCAATCTTGGTGTAGATGTTAATGTTGTCTTTGAAGGCTCTGCTGCTAACGCTCACGAGACTACGCTAACTGTAGCAAACCCTGACGCTGATAGAACTATTACTCTGCCAAATGCTACAGGCACTGTTGCTTTAACAAGTGATATTAACGCTGGAACAGTCACTTCTATCGCTACTTCTGCACCGATTACAGGTGGTACAATTACATCTACAGGTACTATCGGTATATCCGCTGCAACAACAAGTGCAGCAGGTTCTATGTCTGCTGCTGATAAAACTAAGTTAGACGGTATCGAGACAAATGCAGATGTGACAGATGCCACTAATGTTGATGCAGCAGGTGCAGTTATGGAAACTGATGTTAATGCAAAGGGTGATATTTTCGTAGCAACTGCTAACAATACTCTTACACGCCTAGCGGTAGGAACTAACAATCATGTTCTAACTGCCGATAGCACTCAAGCATCCGGTGTTAAATGGGCTGCTGCAAGTGGTGGTGGTAGTGGTGATGTAGTTGGGCCTTCCTCTGCGACTGCTAACAACTTTGTTGCCTTTGATGGTACTACAGGTAAATTAGTCAAAGATAGTGCCAAGGGTGCTGGTGACTTCGCAACTGCTGCTCAAGGTGCTTTGGCTGCGACTGCACTTCAACCAACCCAAGCAGAAACCGACCCTTTCAATCCTATTGCTTATCCCGGTGCTTGGGGTGGTGGTGGGCCTCCGGCCTCGATTCAAGAGGCTATCGACAGAATAGCACAGGCAGTTAATCTGTTAAGTGGGCCAATACCGTGATACGGTTACTTGAAGGCACTATCTTGCCAAATGTGACCGCATTCTTTGCACTGCCATAGGCTTATTCGCTCACGCTTACCATCTAGGTAACGGGCTTGTAGCCTTCTTGGAATATGCTCGTGTAAACAAGCCCTACATTTTACCTTGAGTTTGTCAAGGAGTCTACCCATCACTCAGCACCTCTACGCCCGATTACATCATCAATGCGTAGAATAGCACTAGCAACTTCAGTAGCACCATTGATGGCACTACGAATAAGCGATGTTGGTTCTAATACTCCCTTCATTTCTTTAATCCCGCCATTCTCCACATCAGGGCCATAAGACTCAGGTAAAGCGTGTCTCATCGCTAAGACAGTATCAAGTGGGTCATAACCGGCATTCTCAGCGATGGTAGCAGGGATTGCTTCAAGTGCATCTGCGAAGGCTTCTATTGCCATCTGAGCACGACCACCTACTTCACTAGCATTTGCACGCAGGTGCATAGCAATAGCAAGATAAGTAGAGCCACCACCATAGCGCATAGAGTCGCCATTCTCAATCAATGATACAACCCCTAGAGCATCATCAAATCCACGCTGAATCTCATCAAGAGTAGATTGAGTAGCACCGAACAATACTAGCGTAGCCTCTTTGTTTTGTGCGTGTAAGAATAGATAGGGTACATCGTTGTATGTCTCACGAGAAATAAAAGCAGTACCAGTTGTAGATGTAGCGTCAGGGAACATATGTGTAGGTGCTCCTAATTCATTTGACAGTCTACGCATTGTACTCTCAGGTACTCTCTGTACTACAGATATGCCTTGTTTGCGTAGATATGCTATGGCTGTATCGTGGATTGCGTCACGACATAGAACCACATTAGCACCACTGCTTACCACTGCCTTAGAAGCAGCGAGTAATTTGTCACGCCCCATCGCTTGAACTTGACTGTAAGAGTTAGCATCAGATACTTGAACAGATACATTTGTGTTATCCTTGCCTTCTGTAAGCCCACCATTGAGTAGTAATACTTCTACACCATCTTCATTTGACCAGTTGTTGAACTCATCGCCACCACCAATGAAGTCCTTATTGAGAACCACACCACGGAACAGGTAAGAGTCAGACAAAGAGCCACCGGGAGCAGCGAGTGTCTTTACCTCACGAGCGTCTCCAACTGCTTCTATTGTTTCTACACACAAGTCAGCAACTCTATCCTCTGATGTTTCAAGGGATTTACCAGTGATTGCAGTCTTTGCTATGGTCTGTAAGTCTCCCTCAGCATTAGGCATACCGTTAAGACATTCAATAGCCATATTTCGTGCCGCTGCATAACCTTTGATGACCACATTAGGGTGTAGTCCTTTACTGAATAAGTTCTCCGAATTGGCAAGCATTGAACTCGCTAGTACAACTGTGCTAGTAGTACCATCGTATGCATTTGCCTCTTGCATCTTAGATACCTCTACTACCATCTTAGCAGCAGGGTGAGCAGTGTCAAGTTCTCGTAGGATAGTAGCACCATCGTTAGTTACGATAACATTACCACCACCGTCTACCATCATCTTGTCCATGCCTAGTGGCCCAAGTGTCGTTCTCACAGTTTCAGCGATACGCTTTACTGCTTCTATGTTTAGCCTTTGTGTTGTATTATTCTCCGTCATTCCAATCAACCTCAATTTCAACTATAGAGCCGTCATCCATACTGCGACTCTTTACAATGCCATTGTCACAACCATACTTGTATAGGTCGTAAGTCAATTGACAATCTTTCAGGCAGTAGTCGGCTACCTCAAGATACTTACCTTCACGCCATGCTAATGGCGCATCGCTACTCTGCATACTCTTTGACAAATCAAGAGTAGTGCGTACAAGAGTGTCAAGTGTGGTGTGAACTTTACCCACGCTCAATGCTGCTTTATCAACTAGCATCTTGGTGTCAATGATACTTTCACTTTTGCTCATCAAATCACCAGCAGTCCAGCAGTCCAGTGCAGCATTTAGAACTGGTAAATCGAACTTACGAATATTGTGACCCAGTATCTTACCACCACCGTCAATGTGTTTCTGCAAATGGTCACCAAGAGTACGAGGGTGTAAATCGTGAACAGTAGCATTTGCCATTTCTATATTCTGCTTAGCAAACACATTACCCTCTATGCCATCCCATGTTGCTACAACTGTAGGCTCAAACAGACTATGTTTATCCCAACCGCCTATTTCCCAAGAGTAGTTACCAGTCTCAATATCCAATGCCATTATGTCACTCATATTTACGCCTCCTTGTATTCCCAGTAAATCCATTCTTCAGTCTCGATTTTTACTACTAAGTTTTCTTCATTCACTAAGCCCACCATCCTACTTCTTTCTTAATCAGCCCGTAGTGTCCTTCGGGTTTTACTTCAAGGCCGTTGTATTCAGCCCAGCACTTCTCGGTACAAAAATGCCTTACACCTACAGCAGTGTTGTCACTAAACTTTGCTTCGTTATTACAACAGACACACTTCATGCATCCACCTCCTTCTGACGAATGTATACAGTAGAACCATCTTTAGCCGCATCGAATAGGTGAGCACCCCACTTTGAGAAGCGGTTGAATGCAGTGCCACGAGTCACTTGCTCAGTGACACAATACTGCTTGATGACTGCTGCTTTCTTTCGCCAACCCTCGCCCTTCTTATCCAGTTCAACTGGTGCAATTGTGTTGTAAGCAGTCATCCAATTCTTCGCATGGTTAGCCTTCTCAGTTTGCTTAGCACCAACTTCAACTTCACCCTCAAGCCACAGAATCAGGTTCTTGAACAGGTCGTAGATAATTTCCTTAGCCATGTCAAGATGCTCGCCAGTAATGACCCACTTTTCATCCATCATAGCGATGTGAGTAGCGAGGATAACTGAGTAGTTCTCCATAGCAGGTATGAAAGATGCAACAACATTTCCGATAGCGAAGTTCAGTCCATCCAGTAGGGAATACAAGTCCTCTACCAAGTCATATGTAGCCACATAGAATGATTCATCTGCTGTGAACATTTCGTGCATGACTGACTGAACTACATCTTCTTGCTCTTCACGAGTCATGCCATCCCATTCAGTGAATGAAATCTCAGTTAGATTGAGAACTCGGTCACGCAGTCGCTTCTCAAGCCCAGTGAAATAGTCAATGATTTCCTCGTAGGATAACTTCTGCTTAGGAGTCTTTGTGAAGGCTCTCTCCATACGCTTCATACTGACTCCCATACGCCTATCCATATCCCAATCAGACCAATACAATAGAACACGCTGGAAAATACCCTTTGTCAAAACATACTCTTTGACACCAGCAGGTGGGTAGGTAGTAATCCACAGTGAGACAAGCGACTCGGTTTCTATCCTTCTACCACTCAAGTGTTTGACCAGTATGTTTGAGTTACTACCAATCGGGTTACAGGCTGACTGTAGATATAGAACAGTCTCTTGCGAATGCTTGCCCGGATTGAGGATGATACTACCTTCATCGAAGTTTAGTGCCTTCTGACCAGCAAGCATACCTTCTGTTTGAACGGCTACCTGCTCTTTCTTTCCGTTCTCATCGACAACTGTTTCGTTAGTGACACCACCAATCAAACCAGCATCTGAACCTGATGTATACATATCCTGATGTAAACCACAGTCTTTGAGTACATCACCTACGAACTCCCATGCTACTGACTTACCAGTCCTTGATGGCTGAATCCAAAAGACATGGACACGAGGGTCGAGGTGACTTGCATCCCACGGAATACGAATGAAAGGGGCGGCTATCTGACCTTGTATGTAGAAGAAGGATAACATCGCTGGTATGTCGTTATCTATACTTGTTCTACTAAACCTATCCACATACCCATCAAAGACAGGGTATTGCTTGACTGCCATGTAATCTTGTGCTTCTCTCATATCTCTCAACTCTAACTGTTCCTTTATATATCAACTATCAATATTGGTTGTCTTGATTGTCCGATGTACCGTCTGAACATTATATTCGTAATTCATACACTCTATAAACATGTAAGTATAGACAAGACAACGGACAACCCGTACAATTAGGAGTACGATGCTGCCTTAAATACCCCTCTTACGCCTGACACTTCGTTGTATGTGGACTGGTGATTCGCTGGTCAAAACCTCAACAATGAGTTGTCTTTTCTTATCACCCAGCCCCTTAACTTGCTTCAGGGATTCAGGGAAACACATCTCTTCTAGGTTACCGCATTTGTCTAGTAGACGCTCTGCTAACTCAGCACCGACACCCGGAATTGTTAGCAACATGTCTATCCGTACATCGTTTGTAGACACTCTACGAATAGCATGAGCACCATGCTTACTCGCTGGCTTGTGTAACTTATTGTGTAGTTTAGTGACGAACATAGCAGCCTCGCTAATGTTTGGAGTGAAGAACACCTGACATTCAAAATCAGCCATGATACGAGCAATAGTACCAGTGAGTTCATTCTGCACTCTACTATGTGTCAAGAACCTACCTTGCTTCTTAGCGAATGCAACATACTTGGCAATCGAACCATGTATGACTAGAAAGAATCGCTCGTAGTTGGCATCCATGTTTTCTAACTGTCGCCATAGGTGACCGCTATGGCTTGATTGAAACAAGTCGGTAACACTCTTTGCTTCTACACAAGCAGCACCTAGTAAGTAATCACCTACTACTAATGGTTGTCTAACTACATTTAGACCTTCTTTCTTAGCCCTGCGCTCTATTGATTCACAAAGGCTACCTCTCTCGTTAGAGTCTATGATTAAATCAGGCTTAGGCATTACTCCTCCTCCTCTTGATGCTTATGATTATGACAATAACCTGTACCATCTGTGACTACTGTTCTACATCTTGCACCATGTACTGTTTCGCCTTTACACTGGTATTCTTCGGGTAGCAAGTCTACATTTTTAGCACACTTTGAGCACAACATATTTTTTCTCCTGTTGTTGTTCATTCTACCTAATCTCTCACCGCAGTTAAAGCAAAGATTAGCGTGCATTCTATGTTGTTTAATCTTCATCCAAATCACCTATACTGCCGTCATAGTAGCGGCATCTCCCGCTGCATAGTCCATCGTATTCAAGTGTAGCGCATGACGCTGCTGAGTAACCATTGTTACCAGCACCACCAAATACAATGTTCTCCACCTGTTCACGAGTAACACTAGGGGAAAAATCTACCCACCCCTGCTCTTCTATGATAGCACATATACGATTCACATGCTCAGCCTTTGTCTCATCGTCTACTGCATCAGGAGGATAGAACCATCGTAGTCTCGCAGCAAGATACGATGCTAAGTGAAACCTCGCTTTGTGGGTAGGGTTACCTTCACCCAATGCTGATTGAGCGAGACATGGTAATACAATAATATCGCCTAGTGTAATGTCAGGTAAACCGTCTACTTTCTCAACAGTTTTCTTGAATGGGCTTTTACGCTGAGCCACTGTTATAGCAACATCGTTTTCACCATGTTCTATGTACCCACTAATCGGGTCTTGCGCTTTCTCCATCAAATCATCGTGTGTTAGATTGAGAATGGAATCTGAATCCAGTGGTATGCTCCAGCAACCTCTCCTAGAGTTGTAGGAGTTAGGTATACGAATCATGCCTGATGTGTCGAAGGCAACTGTAGGGTCATTACATGACAAGTTGAGTTTCTTATGCCATGCTGCTATGAGTTTTCTACCACCTTCTTTTACTCTAGCAACGCTGTAACCATCCGATGGCGTGTGTGTATTCTTTAGAGGAATCCAAATATGGAAACCACCACCACTGAACCAAACAAAGTGACGAGTATTCTCTCTCAGTAGAAAACGATGTAGCCTTTTAACCTGCTCGTGCATGAATGAAAAATCAACTTCAGCACCTCTTTGCTTGAAGTCCTTACAATCAAAGTCCATGACAAAATGACGGATGATAGGTGTATCGTAATCTACTCTGTGGTTTCTTGGTGGCTTAGTGGCTCGGTAACCGTAGGCTGTGAAGTATACATTACCACTACCGTTCTTACCTTTCCAGTATCTTTCTAACTCACTCCAATTCTTTACGCAATAACGACCACCTTGTTTACCATTAGAGGCTATTTCAAGGACTTCACGAGGAAAATCAAGCGTGATGAAACTCATTCTATCACCCCTCTATCAATGCCATTTCGTATATCACTTTACTAACGATAGTGTCGTATGTATTCCTAATATGCTCTAGTGTTAATTTAGATGGATGGATGGCGATGAAGAAGCAAATGTGTCTATCCTTTACATCAGATTCTTCATTATAATCATCAAGGATTAATTGAGACATTGACTTGACCATGATACGCTTACCAGTGGGGAGAAGTGATGTTTCTACAGAAAACTCATACTTAGGCCATAACTTCTCTAGTGACATTTGTAGCAACAATGAAATCGTATCTAGTCCTTCTTTATCCACTCTATCACCTCATATCATCGGGGTCGATTGCTAAGTCACCCATCCAAGCCGGACACATTTCCATGAAGTCACACCAAGCGCATTTTGCCTCGTGAGCCTCAGCAGGGAAATCATCATTCAAATGTGCATCAATTAAGCGCACAAGCCTCTTCTCTACAGTCTTAGGAGCGTACCGACCACCCGGCCCTTTTACGCTCTCGTAATCCCACATAGCACCTTCGCCACCATTGATACCTCCGCCCGGAAACTGCCAGCCCCAGCCGACAACAGGTAGGTATTCTATGTGAGGGCTGTGCTCTAGCATCATACGATAGAACTGCATTTCAGCACGCATAGAAGCACGCTTACGCTCTACCCACTTACCAGTTTTCAACTCCATTAGAATGATACCAGTGTGGTCATCATCAATGAAGATACGGTCAATGAACCCCTTCATGTGAATTGGTACTACTCTACCATCGGTGGCTACCACTACTCTTGTTGAATGAATCTCTACTTCATTAGCGATAGGAAACCAATCTTTAGGATTGTTCTGCATCTGTAATAGCCTTTCAAATTGCCAGTCTACATACTGATTAAGTTGAGGCTCTTCACCATAGACATAGGGAGTAGGAGGCTTGGGTAGTGCTTTACGCAACTCCATCTTAGCAGTGTTTACTTTCCCCTCACTTATCAGTTCATTAACAACTGGTAGGCTCGTGTGTGACTCTTTCCAAAACCACTCCACTGCATCGTGAACATTTGACCCACGGATGTGATGGTCTTGTTCTTCGCCCCTCATTCCTAGTATGTTTTGGAAATAATACTGCTTAGGACAGAAATCAAATGTGCCTAGTGATGACTTAGTTACACGAAGTATCTTGTCCTCCATGCTAGGTTGCCAGTTGTATACACTCTTGTCATACGACTCAAGCATTTCAGGATAAGGGTACTGAGTATCTACTAGGTACTCAGGGAAAGTATTCATTGACTTCTCTACAATGCAGTCATAGTCATTACAGATGGAACAGGCTTTGCCTTCGTCAGCATCTTTCACTACCACACTACACGCTTCACACCAGTAAACAGTAGTTTCATTCGGATTGAACCTCATCCCCACCACCGAACTTGTTGTACTTTCTTACTGCTCTTTCTAACTTTTCAGGTGGGATAAATGGCTCATACCTGCCCTCTCTTTCCTTTACCAAATCTTGAGGGTGATAAGGGTCGAAGTCCTTGTTTCTGTAGTAGTCTAACTCCCCTTCTGCTCCTTCTGAAAGTGGCTGTGGGTCAGGTCTTTCATCCTCCATTGTCAATCGCAATAGAATGAAGTAACCAATCAAGTCCTCAATCACATCAATGTCAGACTCAATGGTATCACTCCCTCGCATGAGTCTACTGAGTTTATCATCAATCCTCACTCTTAAACCAGCATCAGGGGGTAAGTCACTAAAGAATCGGATAGGGTCAAATGCGCTATCGCCATACTGTTCATTCTTCTCAGCAAGTAGATTTACTACTGTCGCTGCTATCTTAGCACACTTCATCTTAAACGAATCTTCTGTCACTCTTCTTCACCAACTTGGTCTTTAGTGTTCCTTTTTATATCAGCCTCAAAAGTCATACCAAACTCAGTGAGTTTTGTCTGTCCTTCAAATGTCATTCCATACTCCGTCAATTTTGTTTGTCTTGTTTTTGTCATTTTATCACCTCAAAAATATGACTTAGGCATAGTCGCTCCAGCGGCAGCATCTAGTTCCCAGTCAAGGCTCTCGTATATTCGCATGAGTTTAGACTTAACCATTACACTGAGCACTTTATCCCAGTCTATGGTGTAGTTCTTCAACTCAGACTTATCACGGAAAGCAACGAAGTCTACCTTCTTCTTCTCCCCGTTGAGAGTATAATAGTCAGGTACATCATTGTTGAAGCCCTTGACATAAATCCATGATACACTGTCACCCTTAGCCCATCTTTCATCAGCATTAGTAGCCACATGCTCATTGTAATACATAGCAGCCTTTGCTGGTGCTGGTAGGCTCTTGTAATCTTTGAAATCCATAGTCAATCGAGAAGAGCAAGCCACATCTTCAATTGGTATTTCACCGTTCCTAACTTGGAGACTTATTTCTCTCAGTGCATCAGTCACAGCCTCTTCGTCTTTACCAGTGCCTATCATTTGCATAGCCACTTCTTGGATGCGTTTGGTAAGCCGTGAAGAACTAGAGGCTTTGATTTCATAACCACTAATCTTCATTTCACCCTTGCTCTTTTCAGGCCACACCTTGATACCGAAGTAACGGTTTTTCACTGGAGCAGTAATCCAGTAGTCAAAGTATGCTTCAAGTTCAACCTCCATTGTTGGTAAGTTCAACTTATCCTTCGCAGTTTGAGTAAGATGCTTAGCGAGTGCCTCAGCATCATCGAATGGAACTTGAATAAACGCTGAATCAGTATGACCATACAGTGACTTATAGCCCTGCTCTTCACTCTCCTTTAGCAAATGTTGGATAGCCTCACGCCCTCTGTATGTGATAGCGGCTGCTATATCATTATCAATCCACATACCTTGAACAGACTTCATTCCTGTCATACCGTATAGGGCATTGACAAGGACTTTTGCTGCGGTCTGCATCATGTCGTACCCCAACTTCTCATCAGGGTCTGTAGCGTCACGCATGAGCCTTTTGTATTCAGCACGAAGAGCGAGCATTTCTTCAACAATAGAAGGTAGCAGACCCTTCTCTTTCTGACACCAGTGTGAACCATTATCCAATGTCTTGGTAGTGGTAGTCGGATGGTCACGCTTAGTAGTGTAACATAAATTGTCACTGAGAATGATGTTTGGATATAGTGAGGCATAGTCTACAATGGCTACACCCTCGTGGCGACCCGGTATAGGGTCAGGTATGTGTGCAGCAGTGAGTTGCTCACGCCTGTTATTGATAGCACTCTTGGCTTTCATCTTAGTCCTTCTACCAACAAGACCTCTAAAGTATCGAGTGACCTTGTGTGTACTGGCAAATGATACACCACATAACTGTTGTACTGCTACGAAGAAATCAATGGCATTGAGTTTCTTGTCAATGTCACGCAGTAGTGTAGTGTCGAGGAGACAATAATCTACGAAGTCACTCCAGTATTCGTACCAACCATTGTGAACAGTCATACCCTCAATTTCCTCAGTTAGTTTGCTACCAAGTTCAAGTCGCTCTGCTATGGTATTCAACTTACGATTAGGTAATTGTCCTCTACCTGACTTCTGCCATAAGGATTCAAAGCCACTACCTGATTTCCAAGGTGCTGCTGAGTCAAAACATATTCTACCCTTGATAGGCTGTTGAGTATCTTTGTAACCGTCTCTACCCTTGAATGGTCTAATCACTTGACCAAGTGGTGAAAGTTGGTCAGGGTCTTTGAGTCTACGCATAAGGTGTGGTAAGTCAGCCCACATGATAGCATGGGCTACGAGAATATCGGGGTCACGCTTGTGTAAGAACTTGATGAAACTCTCGTGCATTTCTGCTTCAGAAGAGTGATTGAAGAGAGTATATTTTTGACCTCGGACTTCTTTATCTATTGGCCCACTTGGGGTCGAGCGTGTAGGGTGAGGGCAGTTAGTTTTCTCCCAGTCAGCCCAAGCAAATACAACAGGCTTCTCAAGGTCGCTGTCTACTACAGCCATAACTGATGTGAAGTCCTCCTTTATATCCCACTCCAAATCAAAGTACCATACACGAGGCTTAAACTCAGGTAGTTTGTCAGGATATAATTGTAGTAACACTTGGTCAAGATAATTCAAGTCTGCTTCATAAGTAGGCATTTCATCTTTAATATCCCAAAGGTCTGTAGGTTTGTCTACCTCGACTTTCATCAGTGGCTTCTTGTCAATACCTTTGGCACGAATGTCTCGATGAATCTTAGCACTGGGGTATCTACCCATCATACGATTGAGTTTCCACTCAGGAGTATCTACTGGAATCCAACAATGCGGCTTTACATACCTATCATCTTCAGGCCATATGTGCTCTTCTTGCAGCGTACCATGCTTGTCACGAGTACGCAAGTACAGATTAGGTTGTCCGAAGTTGTCGGACTCAGCAGGGTAATACCAGTCAATAATCATTCAATCACATCTGCATCTTTAATCTGTTTTTTTAATTCATTTAGCCTTTTAACAGCAATAGAAAGTTCATTCTCTAGTTTCCAAACTCTTGCTGCTGTTACATCTCTTTCATCCATTAGTTGTATCAATTCCTCTGCATTCATTCTAATCACGCCCTTTGGTCTACAATCACCAGTAAATCATCATCCTTCTCAAGTGCGATGATAGTCGCTTCACCCATGTGTATAGTAGCCTCTCCTTTACCAAGCAGTGCTATGTTATCCATGAGCCATGAACCAAATGTAGAACTTACGCTGCCCGTAACTGGGCCAGTAGAATCACGCAACTCAAGCGTAGTAAACAACTTCGTCTCATGTCTCTTACCTGATGATATGAGGAACTCGTTTTCACTTGGGTTTGCTGTAATCTTGAAGATAGGTGTGCTGTTGAGAATACCTCTCATCTTTGACACAGTAGACAACTCATCCAATGTGATGACTCCTGATGTATTCAGGTCGCATGAATGAAACTTAGTCCACTTGGATTCGACTGCTTCATCAATCAACTTCTGAAACAGCACAGCCTTAGCAGCACTGACAATCGTAGAAGATGTAGGCATAGAAATCTTAGACGAACCACAAGTAATGTTCAGCGTCTTTGCTGAACCTGTTTGCCTGATGGTAACTAAGTCACTCTTTGCAGCCTTGATGAACTGTCGAACCTTGACAAGTTCGGTAATGTCTAGCGTACCTGCCTCTAGTATAGAACCCTCTACCTTTCTAGTCTTAGACAAGTAGTGAGAAATGAATGCTACCGAGGCTGTCATCTTACCATCAGCGAACTTGATACGCAAGTCCTCAGTGTTCTTACCAAAGTCGGATAGGAAATCCAACAACTGTTTTCTGTCAATCTGTATCTTAGTCATGTTATCACCTCTAGGCGGGGGAACGGTGTGAGGCGAAAGGATAAGACCCCACTGGCATTAGTAACTGTCTACAACATTAGGAAAAAGACCTGTTACTGCGTCAAACACCTTTACCGTTTTTAATCTGCCAAAACCCCCATGAGAGTATCAAAGTGTACCGTCATAGAGTTCAGGTAGTCCGAACCACTGTGGTTCTTTACCTGCCTCAGTAACGAGTGTAGTCCTCTTCTGTCCTTGTAGTCGTGCATTGGTTTTGCTCTTGTCAAATCGAATAGTGTATTCGGACTTGACCACATCACCAGTGTCCTCGTCAAGAGTATCTTGACGCTCACAAATTAGTATCTGATAGACAAAGTTGTTACTTGCCTTCTCCCAGTCAGGTCGCCATGTAGAAGCAGTGTCCTCATTCTTACCCCAAGAGTAGTTAGTCAATCGTAGGTGAGTCTCCCAAAAGACACGCACTCCTGACTTTACCAAGCCACGGCATAGCCCAGTGAGTTGATGGAATCTAGTCTTACGAATAGCCCAATCCCATTGGTGACCGACCTTCTTGTTCCAGTCAGCAGCCTCAATACCATCTTTAGCGATGTTCAAATCTACGATACGCATACAGTTCACACATACGCTATCCCAAAGGTCTACCCCAGTAACATGGAATCCCCATAGGCGGGGGCCAGTGTACTCAGGGTCACGCTGCTTCTGAGCAATATCATTAGCGAACTGAGTGATACCCATGACACGAAGATGTGTCTCAGGATAGTTGTAAGCAGTGCTGTCATTCTTCATCATAACCCACGGCTCAAAAATCTTGATGTTGTCATTGTCACGATGGAATGCTGACTTGTTAGCAGCACCTCCACCTTCAAAGTCCATAATCCACAGTTGCATTTCTTTCTCCTGTTCTGTTCTCTCAGGCGCAGCCAACCACTTAGTAAAGGCATCAGTTACGATAGCCGTCTTTCCAGTGTTGTCATGCCCTGCGATACCCATGAAGATATGAGTCTGTGGTGTATTATCCATCATCTGTAGTTCCTTGCGTAGAGAAGCAAAGGGGTCAGCGTCAGTACGCTTGACCGCTGGAGTTTCCTCCAGTACCTTCTCTTCTTCTTCTGCCTTGTTTGCTTCTTTCGTCTTACCAAATCCCGCCATTATTTGTCACCTCAATTGAATTGTCCTTCGCCAGTGTCTCCACCAGTCTGCCTTCTTCTGATGCGTCTTGCATCAGCAAAGACTCCCATGACCTTGATACTTGGAATGTCAGCACCGTCTTTACGCTTTACAGCGACACGGCCACACACCAATACTGTGGAACGCTCTGCATAAGGAATAGTCTCATCATCTGTTCTAGCCACGAATGGCGCAGTCAAATCATTGGCAGCACTACCAATCCAGCACATTACATCTGCTGCATCCTTGCTACCATGTAAACTCTGTAAAGCAGTAGATGTAAGAGTGAGTGAGTAACCTCGCCCATCTTCGTCATACTGGTTGTCACGAGGCTCAGTAGACATACGATTGACTGTACCTTTAGTCAGTACAACTGGGCCACTGCGCCCCTGTTCACCGTTGATAGTGAAGGTACGACTGCCAGCCTCAAACGCTTCTACCAAATCTTCTAGTGCTGTGAAGTGAGGGTGTAGTTCACTATCAGTCCAAAACTTGAACGGCTTGAGTAGTCCACGCATATTCTCATTAACGAACTCATCAGTGTACTCAATCATCTTCGCTGTACCCATACTGGTAGACAGCACATCTTTGAATCCTTCAGCAGCCTTCTCACTTGGAGGGCGTGCCATGATACGACAAGGCTCTCCAATCAGGACTTCTGCATCAGCATCTTCGCCTTGCATGTCAAGTCTCCATAGTTGAATAGCACCATCATTAGTGAACTCATCTTCGGGAGCACCCAAGAAGTAGTAGTTACGACCATTCATTGTCATAGCCTTTGGTCGGCCACTCTTAGCAAGCAAACAAATGCGCTCACCATCTGCAACGAATGAATGCTCAGGAACTTCATCTACTGGAATCTCTGTAACAACTGTGTCGTTGTTGCTTTCTAAGCACCATACTCCGTCTTTCTTGACATAGTGACCAACCATACCGCTAGTCACAGCAGCAAGTGGGTCGAGAGTAAAGTCACGCTTAGCACGATTAACAAGGTTGCTTCTACGGTCACGCCTTTTATCATCGACACCGACAAAGCATCCTACGAATGGTACAGAGCCAGCCATCACTGTGCCGCCTCTACCTACATTCCTTGTCTCAATGAACATCTGTTCAGCCCAGTCAATGAGTAAGTCCTCATCTTCTTGGCTTGGGTCACTACAACCATGTTCCTTCTCAATCTGTTCACGGAACTTGGCTACCACATCTTTGAGTTCTTGCTTAGTGCGGGTAGCGTATTGCTCCAGCCTCTCCAAAACACCATCGGGTAACACAGTACCTGCTTCTTCGTTTACTTCTTCATTAACATCTTCGTATTCTTCTGTCAAACCTTCACCTCCTTTCGTAGTCTTGCCACTAGGCAATCAACAAAGGAATAAGAACCGATAGGCCACTCATACATGTGGGGTATCATTTCACCCAACACACACATGACTGTCCATGTATTATCTTCATCCATCTCAAAGAACTCGGTCAGGTTCTCATGGAATGTTCGCATGACAAAGGTAAGTGAAAGTCCTCGGTCAAGCATGGAATAGAATTGCTTTCTCATATCACCGAACTCACCGCTGATAGCAGCAAGTGCGGCCTGTGATGGGTTACCCCCATCGGATAGTGAATCGGTTAAGGAGTCCATAGAAGTGTGCATTTCAGCGATAGCAATAGCACTACGCATATCCCCACCAGTATACTTCATAAGCCTCATGTAAGCCTCTATGCATCTAGTTGTTTGTTGATAGTGTGTCTGTGGATAAAAGATATTCTTTAGTCTCTCGGCTCCATCTTCAGGACTGATAGGCTTGAACTCATACACAAGACACCTGCTTTGAATAGCAGGTTTGATTTTGCTAATTTCGTTACAAGTGAAGATGTAGATAACATTGTCAGCATACTCCTCCATGATACCTCTCAGTGCATCTTGAGCAGCAGGGGTAAGGCCGTCAGCCTCGTCTACGATAATGCCTCTCTTGTCAGTGCCTACAGCCTTGACTGCGCTCATCTGTTTGAGTTGATTGCGAATGTAGTCAAGCCCTCTGTCGTCTGAGGCATTGACGATAATGTAATTCATCGGGTCAAAGTAGTCACCCATCTTCTCACGGAGTATGACCTTAGCAGCACTAGACTTACCAGTGCCTTGCATACCGTGGAGGAGAACAGCACGAGGCCACTGACCACCATCACGCCAGCCCATAGCGTCAGATACGAATGCAGTTTGACCTGCTATATCCTCTAATACCAGTGGCTCGATACTGTTCTCCATGAGTTTCACCTTTATTGTTCCTTTATATATCAACTTGAGATTTAGTTGTACTCAGTTATCATTTCGTACTCACTGTCATACGCTTTAGCCCATTCTTCAATTTCCTCGTAGTTGCTAGGAAGTGGATTATCATAAGTCCAAATCCACATATGATACCCTTCTGCATCTGAGAACGCATTAGCGAGTCTGTATTCTTTATCGAGTGTGTTAATGAGTAAGCGTAGTCGCTCTTGCTCTTTATTGTTAGAGTACCCCTCTCCCTTGTAATCTAGGTTAGCAATATCCAACACTTGTTGAATGTAAGGCAGTATGTGTAGCGATGGCTCTTTGTGCCACTCTACACTACGCCTGAGTCTATAGCCGCTTTTCGCACTTGAGGATTTGCTAAAGTAAGTATTGAACTTTAACTCACCTAGCATGTAGCCTATACCTATACCGAATCCTGTTTTATCATCTGTCTGCATCATCCGTTTATTCCCTCCCCACTCGTACAAGCAGCACACCAAAACTGAACATTTGTTATCATACCAGTCTCATCAGTGTCTACTATCAGGCTAACTTCTTCTTTACCTTCAAAGTGCTCTTTGTCTAAATTACAACCACACTTACCGCATTTTGTTTCTTTCATGTCATTCCCCTCTCTATGAGTTCTGTGAACTGGGTAACATCACGAATACCCAAGTCGTCTCTTAAACCTATCACTGTGAAATTGATTAGTTGTCCTTTCTCACTTACTCGCACTGCTGCTACTTCTACAACCCAGCACCCTTCATTGATACCGGAGTAACCCTTCACATTTATGTCGTCAGTAGTCGCTACTGGTACGAAGTCGTCAATACCATCTATCGCACTAAGCGTAATTGACTCATCGAACTCAATGCCTCTTTCATGTATGGTTGCTCTAAGGAATACCTTAGTTCGGTCAGCGTGCATTACATACCCACCGATAGCATCAGGCTTGAACTTCTGCTCAGGCTTGATGAGTCTAATACATCTTACTTCGGGTGACTGCAATTGATTAACAATATCATCCCAGTGCTCGTCTGTATTCATATCACTGAGATTACTTCTTAAATTGCGACTAGAGAACGGTGAGTCAGGATTTGCTTGCCTGACTTCATCAAGTACAATACAATCGTAATCAAACTCATCAATTACTAATTCGATGTATGCATCTAAATCTTTGAAGGCATTGTGAGTAGTAGGTTGTCTAACCCCTGCTCTGTTACGAATCTGTCCTTTGTAAGCATACACAATTTTACCTTCAGGTACAACCACTGCTAAGTGTTTCTCTTCAGGAGGAGAAAGTGATGTATAGGCTTTCCAACGCATAGGTGCTGGAGGCATAGCATAATCCCACCATCTTTCAAGCCCAAGTATACTGTCTTTCTGATTGTAGACTTTAGCAATAGTGCTGATGTTCATGTTTGCTTGTAAGACATGAGTTGGTAAACCGTGTATACGAGCCAGTGTGCCGAAAAATGTTCTCTTTGTCATAAGAGGAGCACCCCCTTTACCACATGAGCGTAAAGCCCACCTCCAAAGCAAGCGTGCCTCCTTTTCATTGAACTGCTTCGCTATTGCAGTGAAGGACTTTTCTACATTGAGTAAAGCACGAACATACTTAGTGTCATAATCCCTTGAGCCATAGTTAGCACTCTCCGATGCTATTGTCATCCAAGGCTCTTCGTCAGGTAGCATGTCTTTGACTACATCATAAAACGATGCTGCTTCATAAGCGATTAGTCGAATTGGGTCTTGAGTAGGAACTGATGGGAATAAGAACTGAAAGAATACTATAGCATCGTCAGCATTTGTCAATCGTGCTAACTGCTGTAATCTGACTTCATGTGAATTATCCAATCTTATACGCTCATGTATATCAGCGAGTAATGCAAACTTCGTCATAACCAAGCCTCAATAAAATCGGTGAAGTCGTTCTGCCAACTGTTTGGTCGAGGCTGAGTACCTACTCCAAATATGTCAAATGACAAGTCACGAATCTTAATGGCACTGGTCTTGATGCCCTTACGCTTAGCACACAGATACAAGCAGTCCACCATTAAACCGTGAGGACTTCTTTGATTTCTCCACCTATCGTCACCTGCTACCTTGATTGATAGAGCCTTAGCGGAGGCATACTCGCCTCCCTTTAGACCCATAGCCAATGCTAGTTCCATGCCTCTATCTACACCAGCGTGCGCTGCTACAGCACGAGCCAATATTTCTGCCTTATCACTCATTCTTTATCCCACACATTTTTCATAAAGTTGAAGCCACCAGTCTCTTTCAATCGTTCACGAAGCGATTGATTCTCTCTTTCTAACTCCTTGACCTTCTTATCAAACGCTTCAAGGTTCGCTGTCAAAATCTTGATTGTAGCCTTCTGTATCTTTACCATCTTCTCTAAGTCTTTCTTCTTACTCATCACCTAACACCTTCTTTCTTGTTATCTTCAAATCACCGAGAACCCAACGGAGTCCATAGATGACTCCTTGTAGTCCTTTGAAATCCCTCATGTGCTGAACCTTCTGTTCCTTAGTCAGACCTTTACGCCTAAGTGCCATCAAGTGCTGATTCTGTTTTCGCTCAGCCTCCCATAGCAAATCTTCAATCTCTTTCCAAGTACGGTTGTACCCAAAGTTCTCACTGTCTTGATGGTCGCTCATTGTCATATCTTATCCTCCTTTAGTTTGTTCTTATTCTCCTTTAGTTTGTTCATATACTCTGTAATGGTTTCAGCGCATCTCCAACATACAGGTATACCACTCATACATTGATGGGGGTGACCCCAAATCTTGATTTGCTCAGGGTGAATATCAACACACAAAAGGCAGCGTCTCATCTTACCATCCTTAGTGTAATGATAACAAACTTCAGCCTTCACTAACAGTCACCTCTTTCTTATTCTCCTTTAGTTTTCGCTGGTAATTTGAACGGTATGTGCTTACTCCACAGTGAGCGCAGTCAAACCAATCATGACACGAGGTTTCACTTTCAAAGACCCATGCGTGGTTGCCGTCACATTCAACCTTTTTCGGCTTTCCAAATAGCCACCTCAAGAAGTGAATCACAATACCACCTCTTTCTTATTCTCCTTGATAGCAGAAACATCCATCATGGCTGTCTCTATTTCAGTGACCTTGACATTGAGTAGTGTATCACCAGCACGAGTGCTAAGTGTTTCATCCATCAGTTTACTGATAGCCTTGTTTAATGCTGGAGCGTGCTTCTCTTCTTCAATGCTCCATTCAGAATCATTGGCAAGCATGGCTGCTATATCTTTGATAGCATTCTCAACTACCACACTGTAGTAGGTAGGGTCAGTATCTGTAGGTACAAAGTTACGGATAGCCATAGCCAGTAAACGAGTTATTACCTTCTTCTGAGGAAACCTCGCTGGCATTCTTTGCTCAACCTGAGCGCACTTTCGATAGCCTCTGCCGTGAGTCTTGCCCTTAGCGTTGTCAGTGTCAGACTCAATCAGCACAGCAGCACCAGTGTTCAAATCCATGACATACAGTTGAGGGTCAGCGTAGTATTCCACTTTAGGGTCACGCTTATCCTTCTCGCTCTTACTAAGTTCACTACCTAGTTTACTCAATGCTTTACCACTTCCATCAGTCCATTCCATGTTATCACCATTCATTGTTGCTTTATATATCAATCAAGCATCTCTCCTGTAGTCCTTGACATATATACCAACATCAGCATCAAAGTCAATGATACTTGGAGACGAGAGGATATTCTCTGTCAATGTAGGTGGAGCGAGAGTTACACCAGTCTTAGCAGTCTTTTGTTCCCCAGTCATACCAACGAATCTTTGACTCTTTACTTCTTCACAGCCTTCGCACAAAGGTAAAGTTCTTGCGAACCTATCGCTCAAACATCTATCGTGCCACGAACCTTCTCTCTTCTCCCCGCATAGGTAGGTGTTACCATCTACGCTGGTGTGTAATACCTTTGGTGTATATCTCTTCTCATTCATCTTCAATCACCTCTTGGTCAGGCAACCATATGCCACCCAACCAGTACAGGAATACAATCATTCCAACTCCGCATAATAATTCAATCATCTTCACTCCTCCTCCATGCTTTCATCTACACTGTTATCTGTTACCATCTTGAAACAGTCATCTGCAATAACCCAGTCTTTAGAGTGAATAGTCACAGCGATAAGTGTACCATTCTTCGTGTTATACAGTTTACCTTTACACCATCTCTGTAGCCTACGAGTAGTCTTTTGACCGAATGACCATGTGTAGTCTATCACTCTACCTTCGGATGTAATCTGAACTCCCATCTGTCCTTTACCATATCGCAAGTGATTGTTTTTGTCTATCTTGTGTAAGTCTATGACAAGTGCTTCTTTCCATTTGTTGTGGTCACCGGCTATTTCATCAGGTAACTTAGTGATATAGTTCAACAAAGACTCTATGCAAGTTCTACCTTCGTAGACTTTACAGGATGCTTTCTCAGGCTCAAAGAAGAAACTCATGCTGTCACCTCCACTTCAGGCTCAACCCACCATGAAGGAGTAGGTGACCTATCCCATCGTGGTGGCCCGTTAGCGAATCGCTTGCTGTGGTAGTATGCTCGGTAAGCAGTAACAGCATTGTCATGTTTGTATTCATCAGGCATAGCCTGAGCAAAAGGAGTAAGGCCATCTTCTACAGGAATCATATGAGACATTTCAGCCAAGTGGCGAATGCCTTTCTCACAGAAGTGGGTCTTGCCAAACCTACGAGTGTATTCTTCACATAACTCTACAGCATGAAGAGCAGCCCACTCAAAGTTGGCTCTTGAATCACCACACCAGCGGGTACAGGGGTGAAAGTGGTAACCGCCTTTCAGTGGCGTTCCGGCCTTTGTAAGCGGGAGTTGGTCGGGTGTAGCACCATGACGAATCACTGCACTGCCAAGTTGTTGTAATAATTCTACGACCATTTTAGGCGAGTGCTTGTCGCAATACATTCGTGCTGCTATGACTGGATTGAAATGTAGGATAAATATGTTCATGTCACTCACCTACAAACTCACCAATGTATGGCATTTCATTATGTTCATCTGTCATTCTTATCAGTCCTATTTCAAACTCCATTCACTTCACCTTCTCTTTGTATTCAGTATGTGTCTTAGGCAACTTATGTGTGCGTCTACTACACATATTATCTAGTAACTCACAAACATTGGCTACACCAGTAGACCAACGCTTCTCAGTAACATCATCAGTAACCATCACTTGTTTCAGTGATGCTAGGTCTATGCTATCACGAAGTAATGCAATCACTTCGTATTCTACATGGCTAACACTTGCTGCTCTTTCCATGAAGTGGTCTTTAGTGTTGCTTTATATATCAACTTCAAGAATCGTCTTTTCTATCTGCTTGCTCTTGTGCATCTTTGATACTCTCAATTGCTTCTATGAGGCGTGGTAGCATCTCAGTTGCCTGTTCTATAGACAAGCGAACTCCGTGTCTAGTGTGCTGTTTACCATCACGAAGAATGCGTAAGTCAATCCAATCCTTACCGTAGAAGTTTACATGAGCCAATCTTACATCGCCTCTACCATCTTTCCATTTAGCCTCAAGGCTACTCGATTGCCAAACTACTTTCTCAGTCATGTTTACTCCTCTTCATTCCCAAGGAGTAGGTCTGCTTCTGATACTCTAGCACAGTATGTACCCCACATCCACGGAGGAACTTTGTCTCCACTATCAGGACAAGTAGCACCTACTAATACACCGAGTTCTCCTGACTCAGCAGCATCATACATCTGCTGTCTAGTCATAGCAATCATGTAAGTATCAGTATCTGTTACACGGTAACGCATAAACAATGAGTCACCAGCAAGTAAATTGTAATCATCAGGATTCATTGTGATTGTATCACCCTCATCAGTTGGTACAGCAACGCCCCAATCTTCTACTGTGTGTGTCTCCCCGTTATCTAGCAGCACTTCTCTATTACCAATGAAAACTGGATAGGCTTGCTCTAGTGGTAAGTCTGCTAATCTAGTACCGTTCTCTGTAGTCCAAGAAGCAGCAACCGCTTGACGCTCTTGCATTTCTTGTCTGAAAGCATCCTCGGCTGATAAAGCAGCACTGGTAATCATTGGGTTGTCGTCTATCATATTGATATTAACTGAGGCAAACAAGCCAGTAATACGATTGTGATGTGCTTCTGAGTCAGGATGGTCTACCCTATGCTCAAGTTGCAGTGTCTGCTCGTCTACCTTACGGTATCTACAGCCGGTTCCATCAGGTCGCCATACAGCCTTCTGAGCCATTTGGTTAAAGTGTTCTAACGCCCATACTTGTAATTCAGGTTCATATTCTTCTGTCATAATTTCACATCCATATGTCTAGGTTTATCTTTTGGTTTTGATACAGTAGGAGTTTGTCGCAGCAGCGTACAACCAAGTAGTGATGCTTCTCCATGATGAGAACCATCCCTTCTTTGAGTTCTTGCTCGCACTCAGGGCATACTTCGTAGATTCCCTCTGCCGATAGTATGACACCTAGTACCCACTCCTCACCCCTCCCATCAGGGAGTTGTAATTGAACATGCCGGAGGTCACACTTGTGACCATCAGGGAGTACCCACATACCATCAGGAGTGATGGCAGAGGGTTTCAACTCGGCATTCCTGTACTTCTCTTTATCTTCTTTCATCACTCAGCCGCCGCCTCTTCTTTAGGTGGGGCTTGTTTTACAGTGTAAGAAGGTGTTCTCTCAAAGTTAGGCTCGTGCTCTGCAAGTACAGCAGGTGCTCCTTGTCGCCACATAGCCACAACTTCTTGAGGGGATAAGTAATCTTCAGGGTCTATACGACCATACATGACTATGTTGATTTCGATAGAGCGAATACTCCATTCACCATTGTCATTCTTCTCTAGTCCATCGTGAGTACGATTAGCAAAGTGACCGCCACCATCAAGGTGAGCATTGGAAATAGCCTCCATGAAGTCGATACACTGTTGCTTGGTAGAGAAGCGAAGGTTTGTCATAATACCTGAAGCATTCCAGTCGCTTACTTCTTTACGACCAACCACATAGTCTTTGATAACATCAACTGGTTTCCAAACGAAGTCAGCAATCTCGTGACCAAAAGACCTACGAGAGCGAACCTTAGTGTATTTCCAACCGTTCTCAACATCACCCTCTTTACGATTCTTGCTGCTAGTGTTCTTCACATAAGCAGTCATTTCAGCAAGCCAACTCCAGTCAGACCATGAGTGCTCAGCAGTCTTACCCTTGCCAGTCTTAGAAACAATGTTGTCATTACGCTTTAGCATACGAGTCAAAGATTGACGAATGTGATTGATTACATCTTCTTCAGGTACAGCCTGAGCCATTCCTCTACGCATTTCATCCCATGATACTACATTGTTAGCATCCATGTCTTGCTGTGGCTTAGCCCACTGATGACTGTTCCAACCACCATGACACGGAGCACGACTCCATGCAGTAATGAAGCCATCACCTTTGCTTGCTCTTCGCATAGCCCACATGGTTTCAGTAGGTCTGTCGTGGTGTCGGCAAATCTTGTTAGTGTCATTAGCCCACTTACATTCACCGTAGGTGTGGTTTATCGACCTGAAAATCGTAGCACTGTTATTAGAAGGTCGAATATGCACATCACCAAAGAAGTCTTGGAAAGCATCTATCAGTTCAGCAAAGAACTCATCTGTCACCATAGTTGAGTGAGTGATTGGGTTCTGCTTACTCATACGAATAACAGAATACTTCTCTGACAATGCAACTGGGTCATGTCCTAACTCCTTGAGTTTGTCAGCCTTATCAGTGAACCAGTCGCTGATATTGTTTGAAGCCCAACCAGTTTGTATGTAGAGTTCAGACTCATTATACAGAGTCGGCATTCCCATGTAATGATTGTAACCAATGACTTCATCATGGCCGCAAGAATCAACACTTGGTTTAGGTACTGTACCCCAACCAACTTTACCTGTCATCATCACAGCAGCAGCACGAGTGTAGTTGTTCACCATGTCACTCCATGTCAGCCCAGTATCAGGGCCAGCCTTCATCAGCGTATAGGCAACTGCTGCATCCATAGGCCAGCACTTACCAATAGCGTCTTTCGTTCTACCAACAGCGTGGTCTACGATAATCGCTTCTTCACTGAAATCTACAGCGTTTTCTACAATACCTGCTTTCTCGTATCTATCCCAACTTTGCCATCCTTTCCATTCTCCACTCATACAATCAACTCCTCTATTTCGTTTGTCTTTTCTAATTTGGTGTGCTTACCTTCAATTGAATAACTACTCTTAATGTCCTTGCATCCCTTCTGTAACACATCTACTTTGTTGAATATCATACTCAAATCACCCATGTAATATCTGCTGCTACCATCGAAGATATACAGACTGGTATAGCAATTAGCGAGTATAGGTTTAGGTGTAACACGCACCACATCCCAGTTCATTCTGTCTGAGTCTACTTCATCCATCTTCTGAGTCATCCTTCCAAAACTAGGCTTACCTGTTGATACAGTAAATACAGCATCACTAGACATAGTACCATCTAGTTTGTATGTAGATACAGAGTCACTACCATGTCTGCTAGAATGGTATGCAAAAATAATCCCTGTAGGATTGTGCATAAATGCCAAGTATTCTCCCTGTAGCCAACTATTAGCAGGGTTGTAGTACAAAGTGTCTCTCGCCCAACTTCTATGCTGGGCGTAGCCAAACTTCGCCTTTATCTCTTGCAGCGTCATCTCAGTGGGCTGAGGTATTCCACTTCGCCCAACTATCTTCACATCATCTGTTTCGTTTGTCATGTTCATCATTCCTTTGCTTCATCTGTTTCATTCATTGTTGCTTTATATATCAACTTCTCCAATCATCGACTTTCATTGTAATCCCGCATGAGGTCGTCTATATCGTGCTGTATTTCTATACACTCCTTACACCACATATCCCCGCCACTATTAGCATACAACTGCTCAACTGTTTCTGTGCAGCCACTGCACTCAGGACAGTCAGGACAATTGGAATACTCATCTGTATCGAATAATTCGTCACATAATTTGCACTGCTCAAAGGGATAATTGTCACAGACATTCTTGATAATGCCCTCCAGCACTGCTATCTTTCGCTCAAGTTTCTTGCTATCGCTCATACATTCACTCTCCTAGAGGACTATCATCATTCTCTCATGCGAGGAATACATCTTCTCCTATGTCTGTACCCATCATAACATCTAGGAAAGTTGGCGTGTTGCCTTCTATTCCCATATCTGAAAGCACGCTTGCTATCAAATCATCGAACTGGTTCATCTCTTCTAGCGATAGTGCTAGTGCAGGTGGATGGAGTTCAGCAATATCCCAACCGAACTCTTCTGCATGAGCATTAGCATAAGCAACAAACTCAGGTGTAGTCTTATTGTCTGATGTAAGCATAGGTTTTATCCCTCTAATCTTGATTACATTCTTGGCTGGGTCTCCTGATATACCCATGTCGATACAATTGATTTCATCAACCGATACACCATACTTCATCGCTAGTGCTTGGTAACATAACTCCCATGCAATACCATCAACAAGTGGAGCATTCTGTGCTATGTTTTGATGATATGTAATCCATGTTAAGTGTATACTCGCTGTGTCTTGTGCTCTACACGAAGAAGAGGATAATGCTTTCCTTCGTGTATGTAAGTAGAAACTTACTTCTTCAGGTAACTCATGTAACCCTTCTGCATCTACCATAGTCTCAATCAAGGAGAGTATTCTCTTCTCCATGTCTGCATAAATCTTGGGCTGTGCCATTATACTCACTCCTCTTCTGTTGAATATACTTCACCACTCTCAAGTACAAGACCTGAGTTGGTGTTCTTTACGAATGTGATTAGTGTAGCCACTGCTGTTGATTCATCCTTTACATCAAGCATAGCACCCTTTGGGTGATTCAGTTCTTCACCTTCAATGAGTATCTGCACTGTGCCTTCTTGCTCCACATAGGATATGACTGACATAGGTGCATACAACAAAGAGCCACTTGCTGGGCTTGCCAGTGTAGGTTCTTGTTCGCTTAGCCATTCAGTCAATTCAGGTGGTGCTCGTAGTTCCAATGCAATACCATACTTACGATTCACGGTAGGTTCACCTACACCCTGAATGTGTATACGGTTAGTATCGAACTGTGTTCTAACTTGTAGTCTTGCTTCTCCATATTCTGCCATGTTATCTGTCTCCAATGTTCCTTTATATATCAACAATCAAACTGTAAAGTCGCCTCGCCAGTCCTCATCCTCTACAGTCATGCCGTACTTACCCAGCCCCTGTAGGAATGCAGCCTCCTCCTTACGCCTTTCCATTTCCTTGTCGAGTTTGTTTTTCTTCTTAGCAGGGTAGTTCTTACCTTTG